CAACATTCCCAGTAATTTTACCATCCAGGGGAATCCATTTATATTCCTTAATTACTTCCGCTTTAGGAAGTTCCACGTGGAATACTTTTGCCAGCCAAATAATTATTTTCTTCATATAACGGTTTTTTATTTGTTCCAAATATAACAATATTATCCAAAAAGCGCAAAGAGCAATCCCTGTTTATGCACACAGGGATTTTTCAAGCTCCTTAACTCTCTTATTGAGTCGAGCTACTTCTCTTTTCAGTTTTGTGACTTCATCATCGACTTCCTGCAAACCTTTCCACACAACGGGGATAAGTCTTTCATAAGTAACCGTATAGTAATCATGGAACACATCCCTTACCCATTGCTCAAATCCTCCTGCTATAAGGTCTTGTGCTATCAGACCAAACTGGTCATAGTCATTATTGTACACCTCTGAATTAGCCTTGGCAATATCATTCCAGTGGTATTTTACAGACCTGAACCTGTTTATGATATTCATGGCGTTGTAATTCTGAATATCCTTCTTTAGTCTAATATCAGAACCGCTAGCCTTGGCTGTTATTTCTGCCTTTGAATGGATTCCTCCGGCCGGGGATATTTCAACCACATTTTGATTAGCCGTAGCAGTACCAGTGTCAAACGAAAACCAGCTAGATGCATTCACACCTAATTGGCCCCTAAAAGTTCCCCCACCATTATAGAAAGCTATGGAGCTACCTCCGGAACCGCTGCTTCTTACCAACTGGAGAGTGTCATAGGTGTCTGTTTCAATACGTAATCTCTTACTACCGTAATTACGTATGTAAGTGCTGTCTTGCATATACCATCCGCCACCATAATCCTGATGATACCACCCTGAATTCCCTGTACTTCTAAACCAATCGCTGCATTGAATGGAAGATGGGAGTTTTAAATATACATTTGCAGAACCGTTCACACTAACCCCAGCACCCGTATGGGAAGCGTTGTGGTCTTGTATATAGAATGTTCTAGCAGAAGTCCACACATCCGCACTAGAAGCCCTACTGTCAGCCAATGTAGAAGCACCTCCTGCCGATACAGCCACAGACGTATTGGATGTGGATTGCAGATTTTCCCATGCGGAAACGTTACACCCATAAGACCAATATTGGTATTCAATGTTTGCATTGTGGTATGAATTAATCTGACGCACCTGCAATTCAAAATTGTTTGTTCCTACACGTACAAGGCGAATGTTATCCATTCCTTTTGCGAATGTGGGGAGATAAAGGCGTGCTGAATTTGCAACATTTCCCACACTGCTATCAGAAGAACTAGGGCCACTTCTCATATAAAATATGGCACAGAAGTGATAATTCATTACTTCACTCTGTGCATGATTTCCATGGGCATACCATATCCTTCCCCAAACCGTTACTGACTTATATGGTCCGGTTCCCGATTCAGAACAAGCGAATATCTTTTTCCAACCATTATCTTCACCACCTAGAGCAAATTTTACTGCATAGCATCTACCTATATTGTAATTTCTAGGTAAGAAATTAAGATGCCAATTGTCCAGCATATCCGCGTTCAAGTTGGTATTCAATGTAGTGGAATTGCATTGGTAAGGCTGTGTGCCTGTGCCTACGGTGGACACGAACCTGCTCGATTCAACATAATTACCTATAAAAACCTTGTTATCTTCCAGTACGATATTGCATAATACATTATTGCTTGAATTTCTTGAATCAATATAAGCATGGGAACTTCCACCGCCCAATACCAACCGTCTAGCCGAATCCCAGTTTGCAGCTAAATAATTAGTATGGGCAGTAATAGCACCATGAGTATCCAAATTTCCATTTCTCACATTCAACCACATGGCGTTGTTTCCCTGCGTTACCGTTTGTCCACTGACTGTGGGATACCAACCTATACCATACCAAGAACCGAAACGCAAGTTTGCATCGGTTGAGGAAGCTGCATCTCCGCCACCGTGAATCCAAACACCCGTAGTTTTAACCACTCTAGTACTCCAACCCATATTAAAGCCTTTGGTATTGTTCATCGTTAAATCCCCTGTCATGGTGTCACCTGCTTTCTTTACGTAGCGTCCGTCAGCAATAGACGCATAGTTTTCAGTATGTAATAATCTATGCCATGCAGACGTTATCTTATTAGTACCATCATGTTTTCCTCTAAAAAACAAGTCTGTACTAGTTCCTCCTATCTGTAATGCAGCAAATTTATTGGAATCCCATAAGTTAGCTAATAATCCATATCCAGCAAAAGGGGCATTATTTGTAGTTTGTTCTGTTGTTCTTATTTCCTTAATTGCTCTTTCAGAATAAGTATTTAAGTCAAAAGTACCATCACTTCTACCTACACTTAATAAGAACCTTTCAGCGTGCAACCCGTCAAGAAGGTCTGCATTAAGATTACCTACAACAGTATTACTTGCCACAATAAATGGAGCTGTACCGCTTGCTACGGTAGAAGTAAGCTGACCGCTCATTGTTATATTTCCTACGCCCGTCATATCTCCGCTTACATTAGCCGAACCGTCAAATGACTGCCCCCATAAAGTCCTTGGGGTTTTCAGTTTTTTAGCCATCTCAGAAGAATTCTGCAAGTTTACAAAACCCGGATTAACATAAGTGCTCCACGATGGTGCTTTTGTATCCGCCCTGTATAGTGTTATATTCGTATTAGCCCCTCCGTTTCGGTCATGGCTGTATAACAGATTGGCTTGTATTATGGAATAGTTACTTCCACCATAACAATACAGTTCTATATTTTTCTTTTCCGCATCATGATAGATACGTATGTTTGACCTATTGATATTGTATGACGCTATCAATAGACCTTCCACTACAGCCGTACCCCTAGTTTTAACAACCAACAGACCAAACAAATCGCTAAAGGCTGAGTGCAGCACAAAGCAAACATCTGTCATTGTTTCCGTATTACGTATTGAGTACGTAGCTATTCTACACCATGCAGGTTCAGTACCCCCTACCGTATATCCGTATTTTATAAGGGCGTTTGATGTGCCGAACGCATGGTATCCGTCCAACAAATCCGCGCTTAGATTATCTACGGTTGTATTGCTTGAAACTATCAAAGGTGATAACCCTGTGGCAACAGTTGACATGAATCTAGGTGCTCTTACATCATTTGGAGTAACACGTAATACCAGCTTGTTGTTATGGTCTACGACACCAAATCCTGCACTTTCCGTACTGCCGCCTCTAAGGTTTCCTATGTACCAGTAAGTATCATACCAATTAAATCTTAATCCGTTTCTTATAGAAGTAAACCCACCATCATCGTTCTTGATAACTCCGTTATCCTTATAGATATTGGTAATATCACAATTTTCCAATCCCTTGAATACGATTGAGCCGGGAGAAGATGCGGATGTAAGTGTTCCAGTCATAGTATCGCCAGTCTTTTTCACCCATCTACCGTCCAATACGGAAGTAGGGATATGACTTGCGTCTATGATTTTACTTGAATCAGCCTTTTTCAATTCAGCCCACATCTGATTTACGTTGAAAGAATCAATGGTTCCGTTCACCCATTTTTTTGACGCAGCGTCGTATTTCAATGCCTGTCCGTTTACAGGGTCAGTTATTTCCACGTCATTAAGGTCGGCAAGTGTTCCTGCCTGTACTCCGGATATAGACACTCCTTTAGCGGACAGCCAATCAGTAGAGTAAAATCCCACAGGAGTTGTACCGTCTTTTTTAATCACGTACACGGCATTGTTCGCTGCATCCCATTTCAGATAGGCATCTCCAATCTGCAATGATTCGGAAGCCGAAAGGAGTTTAGCCGTAACATTTTGTGAAAACACACCATTTACAGAATACACATTACTCCATCTGTTAGCGGTTCCTCCCAAAGCAGAATTTGCGTCTGTACTTGGAAGAACGCTTGAAGTTTTCATGGTTGCGGAAAAAGTTTTCGCCCCACTTACAGTTTGAGCTGTAGCAATAGTTACATATTTCCCGTCAGCTTCGGTTTTAGTATATGCATCCGTAATACCATAGCCGGCAAGAGTAGTAGGTTTCCCAGTAGTTATCTTAGACCAGTCAAGGTTAGGTATATCCGTAGAGGAAAGATTCGTTCCCGAAGTAACCCTCCCATACGCATCTACCATTACCTTGGTGTACGTACCTGCAACAACTCCCGAAGTACCCAGTGATAAGGTTACATCGGAAGTAAGAGCACCACCGCCGGACAAACCAGTTCCGGCAATGACTTTCCGTGAGGATGTTACGTATCTGCTATCAGCAGCACTTTGTGTAAGATACTTATTAGCTGTAAGGTATGAATATAGCTGGCTCTCATTAAGACCAGCATCTCCCGCTCTCCAATGAGTTCCGTCAAATACCAGTGCCTTTCCGGCAGCAGCACCTTCAACACCGTCCTCAGTGTCATTAGCCAAAACGTCAACCAGTTGGTATAATGTGGAAGCCCCTCCTGTACCACCGCTTCCCTTTGACACTCCTTTAGCAGATATGTAATCGACACCCCAAAAACCGAAATTAGCCCGTATGGACGCAATTGTCTTTGTATCGTCAGACGGGTCAACCTCATTACCCGAAGCATCCAGTGCAGTGAAAAGTTTGCTGAACGCTGTTTTGTCCATTTTACTCTGCAATATGACCGCAAGATTATCACTTTCCTTCATGCCTTGCAGGAAAACTTCAAGCTCAGACCACTTGTTTATAATATCATCCGCATCACTTCCGGTAAGAAAGTCGTTAAACTTGGTATTCAGTGCATCAAATTCCGATTTGGTGGCAAATGTGCTCCCTTTGGTGAATGTAAGGGAACGCCCGTCAGAACCTTTTGTAACATCCGTGACCGCATTACCCGAACCTGTAACCGTTACATTGGTAAGCCCCGAACTTGCAAGTTTCCAAATCTCATTTATGGTGAAAGCGTTGAAAGTAGCCGAATTGTCGTTGTTGTCAAACGTTCCTCCCAGTGATTCAAATCCGTAGACGAGGTTGATAAGACCACCACCTCCGCCACTTCCGCCGGAAGATTTTCCCTTTGCGGAAATCCAGTCCACAGACCATAACGCATAATTGGCACGTATATTTGTTATAGTGTTTAGCTTTGATTCATCATTTAAGTCAACATCATTTCCATCCTTATCCAGTGCGGTGAACAGATTGCTTATTCCGGCAGCGGTTTTAGGTTTGTCCGCATACCATTTGTCACCGTTAAATGTGAGTACGCTGCCTTTTGTAGCACCTGCCACACCTGTTATATCAGCATTTTTCTCCACGTCAAGCAACTGGTACAGGGCTACTGCACCTCCACCACCGCCTCCTGTTCCTCCATCAGATATACCTTTGGCAGACAGGAATCCCACAGACCACAGGGAATAATTGGCACGTATGGCATATATTTCCGCATTTTCATCATCCGGATTCACTTCGTTCCCCTCTTTGTCAAGGGCAGTAAAAAGTTTGCTGGAAAGACCTCCCTTATTGGGCATACCTCTCCAGAAACTCCCGTCAAATGTAAGTACATAATCCTTTTCCGCACCGAGTACGGCATCCTTGGTATCATTAGGGCTTACATCTATCAATTGGTACATGGCAGCAGCACCCCCACTTCCTGCACCTCCACCACCCGGTGACACTCCTTTAGCGGACAACCATCGGGTAGTATATGCAGCACCTTCAATTACAAGTGCGTCATTACCTTCATCCCAGTATAATCTTCTTCCTGCAATACGTATTCCCTTACGGAAGTCCTTTTCACCGAAAACTTCTTGGTCGCCCTTTATTGTGACGTAGTTATCCGAAAGGTATTTTTTCAACAAATCATCAAGAGTTACGGTAACATCACCACCGCCACCACCTTCACCGCCGGAAGAGAATCCCCATCGCTGGAGAAGTTTTTCCGTATATACGGCTATGTTGGTTGACAGCATATCTGTAACTTCGTCAATGACCGTATCATTAGACCTGCTTGAATCGGTATCGGAAGCACGCTTTAAAAAGGTGTTCTTGAAATCCTCTGCAAGTTCCTTCTGGTAATCTTCATATAACAGTGCAACAGTTTCCATTATTTGTTTATCTCTAAGCGTTCTTGTTTAAGTTCCTCCAGCTTCACTTTCGTTTCCTGTATTTTCTGTATGGTATCCGGGAAGAACATCTGCGGACCCATCATCGTATTGGTCTTTGCCTGTAACAGATGCTCAAGGAGATTATCAAACAGGTTCATAACCTTGAGCATCAAATCGAAATCGGAAGATTTTGCACCTTTGACGGGATAGAATCCTATAATAAGAGGACGGGAAAACGAATCCCGTTCATAAGAAACTAGGGCAATGAAATTGTCCTTGTTCTCCAACAGCCATTTCTGTGTAGGTACGGAAGTGGACGTACCCACATTAATCATGGGTGCGTACATTTCCTCACCTGTACGGGCTTTTACCTGTATTCTATCCCCGTCACTTTTTCCTGTAAGTCTGTAAAATTCAATCATCGTATAAATTCTAATTCGGTACTGGTTCCATTGGAATCCCACACATGGCGCAAGGCTCTTAAAAAATAACGGCTGGTATGGTTTGTTGTGTCATACCGTAGTATTCCGCGTATCGGATAAGACCTTTGGGAGTGTATATCCAAATCCTGATTAACCGTAGCTTCCACGGTTATTCCGAAAAACGCACGGTCAAAAACAGCGGTTTCCGCATCCACAATCTTGGTCTGCTTGTAATAGTAACGTGCATATTCGGGTGATTCCTGTTTAATGGGAACGCCACTGCTCCACTTCATATCGGTTATTCCCGAACTACATATCTTGTCAGCCAGTTCGGGATTGGTACGGTTTATGTATTCAACCTTGGCTTCATCAAGTTCATACATATAGATAACTTTTCTGCCGTTTTCCTCACCGATTTCACTTACCTGCATTTTAACGTCACCCGTTTCCATATCCACGTCATAGGATGAACGAACCACAGCATTGGCTTGGTCTATATCCTCGGTAACGGAAACGCTTCTCATTATACGTGGACGGTTCCACCTTGTGTCGGAAAATCTCTGTACTTCGGAAGCGTTGACATTTTCCACTTTCAATTTGTCACCCTGCAAAGGATATACAAATGAAATCTCATCATTAATCGTATTCGCAGCCCTGTTTATATCCACGAAATAGAAGTATTCCGTACCGTCACGAACCTCCGTCCATATTGTGCATCCATAGGACTTTGCCAAAGATAACAAGAATTTCCAATCGGAGATATTTTTTTGATACCTAATATGTGTGGAAGTGAATGTTTCCCCTGCTTTTGCAGAGGGCAGCGATATTTCGCCCACTACCATACCACACTCTTCCACTATTCCGCGTATAAGGTTTTCCAACGTTATGGTTGTTCTTCCTTTGGCAAAAGGACGTTTGCTATTAGGGTCGGGATAAGTGAAATTATTGTAGGTGTCCTTTCCCATCTGGTTAAACGAGTACCCCATACATTCTACCCGGAAACGTATTTTACCGTTATCCGGACAGTCAAGGTATATACGTGTGACAGTGCCGGAGAAAACTTTCCGCACTCCTTTACCGTCACCATCGTAGTAACCACCGAAAAGGACAATCCACATTCCTAGGAACATACGGTAAATAAGGACATCCGCGTGCTTGTCAACTGTAAACGTCAGCTTGTTAATCAAATCCGCGGTTTCCTCATATACCACAGGATATGCGACACATTCCTCTATATCCATATAGGAAGCGAATTTATCGGCATTGTATCTCAATCCCTTGGAAGAGAACTTGTCATTACCTTGCGGACGGCTGTCACGTGGGTAAAGACGAATCTTAAACTGAGGTTGTATCGGTTGGAACATTGCTGTATTTTGTTGTTAGAATATCACTATCTCTTATTATCACTCTGGGAAGCCGGATAATATCACCCGTTTTCCAATCATCGGGCATACGTGGTGGGTTGTTATCCGCAATGTACGTCCACATATATTCAAGACCGTCACCGAAAATCCTTGCGGCTATCGTGTACAGATTTTCGTGAGCCTTTATAACGTAGTTGTACCACTCATAAGTTATGCTTTTATCCTTTACGGGATAATGCAAAACCTTGCCCCCCAAAAACTGGGAAACAAGGTTCTTAGTATTATAAAAATTAGGGCTTATCATTTTTCGGGTATCATTATATGTGTTAAACTCTGGTACTCAAACACTCCTATTTCCACATCCACCGTTGCCCTTATGGGCGTAAGGTCCGAATCGAACAATGTGTAATTTACAGGAGCGCTTTTCAAAACACCTTCCAAGTATATCGGACCCAGTGCGAACACAAGCGTAGCCGGTGGTCTGAACTGGTTCATTGAAACAACTCCTCCCTGTGCGAATTTGGGGGTTTCCTCATTATCCACTGGTGCTGGATAGAGGAAAGACTGTAACAGTTCCACTTTGTCAAGCACCCCTCTCTCATGCGCACGTGTACGGGAATACGCTCCCGAACTGGTCCACTGGAAAGCGTTCTTATTGGTACTGGTTCCGTCAATCTGGTCGGCAAGAACATCCGGACGGAAAGTGGCAATATGGCTTTGCGGAGTATCATCCAAAAACAATTGGAAACTTATTATCCGTTCACCCCCATTGCTCCAATTATAATCGTTGTACGGTAATCCGGCATAAGGACGCACCTCGTATTCGGTGGTCTTATTGTCAGATATGGTCTGTGGGTTAAACTGGAAGAAATAACCTTTTTCCCACAGGCTTTTTTTCAAATCCTCGGAACTGATTATTATCCCACGTGTAAGCGTGTAACCTCTGTGGTTTCTTCCGGAGTCACCCGAAAAAGCATTTGACGTTCCACTCCGGAAAAGGGAGTAGAACGGTCTGAACATTGTAGATGAAAATATTTCCGGCATTATACACCTCCTCTTATTCTGTTATCACGTTGAATATCACTAAGAATACGCCTTATCTCCTGTGCAAGGCGTCTTTCATCAATATTCTCCCCTTTTTGGACAATAATCTGTACCGCCCCATTTCCCAATACTACACTCTGGTTTTCAGTAGTGTTCTGACTTACAGGTGGAGTTCCTGAAATAATCGGGTTAGGTGTAGGTACTGAATCCGTAGGAGTTACAGAATTTCCACCCCAAGTATAGTCACCAAAACCATGCTTGTTTGCCAAATCACGGGCAGCATCAGCAATATCCCTGTTAGTGTTCCGTAGAAAATCAGTGTTTCTGAAAAAATCCACCGCACCGATAGCAGGGTTAAGAGTTCCTGCCGCCCATTTTACCATAGGCATAATAAACTTGTTTATCTTACCGATAGGGTTTATGATGTTTTCCCTCATCCACTTTACAACAGAGTTGTTCTTAAATGCATCCCACATGGCGTTTATATTGGGGATAAGACCTTTCACCGCTTCGGAAACAGGGTCTATGACATAATTGATAAAACCGTCTTTCAATCCTTGCCACCCGATTCTTACTTGGGTAAACAACCATACAAAGGAGTTCCAAACAATCTGTATGGATTCCTTTATTCCGGAGAAAATACGGTTTATGAAATTCCTGAATTTCTCACATTTTGCGTACAGAACCGTAAATGCGGTTGTAGCCAGTATTATCCAGCCTACGGGATTGGTTGCATTTAGGGCAGTCCATACGGCTGTTATTATAGCCGGGAGATTTCTCAATATCGAAACGACAAAGAGAAGCGAACGTCCTATACCGCCTACGAATTTTCCTGTGGCGGTTATTTTCATTATGCTGAGTAACGTGTCAAGGGCTGCTTTGAATCCTGTCTGTGTAACAATACGGGAGATAAGTTTCAATCTGCTCCAAAATGTTGTAAGGTATTTACCCAAGGTAAGAGTAACCCCACGTTTTCCACCAAATAACGGAATCGCCATCAGTGCGGCACGGAAAGCCTTTACGGAAGCAATGGCAGCATTGCTTATGACAAACACACTCTTCAAAGCCTGATATGCGATAAGCAATTTAAGAACTGTCTTTATTTCCTTCTTGTATGTTTTGAAAAATGAAACAACCCGTAGTTTCCAAAACTCCAATACGACTACAAGTGTCCTCATTCTTTCGACAAAGGTTTCACTTGTACCGAAAATAAAGTTAACCGCCTGTTTAGCCTGTCTGCCCAACCATACCATTATATGACCGATTTGCCGGACAACCCAGCCGAGAACTATGCCCACACCTTTTCCGTACTGTACGATACTTTGGTAATTTCGTGCGAAAGCATCAGCCACGGATTTAAGAGCGCCCACAGTTTGCCCGTAAAGACTGTTAGGGTCATTCGGTTTTCCCACAATACCCGTGAGGAATCCCTTCATATTGGCATTTAACCTTTTCATTTGGTCTTGTATTGTGAGAAAGTCGTTTTTGATTAGTTCCTGCAATCCCTTATGTTGCTTTACGAAATTAAGCACTGCCTGTTGGCGCTGTATAGTGTTGGCACGATATTTTTCAAAATACCTTGTTGACCTTTGTGTCATTAGACCCATATCAACTAGAGCCTGCATATTTCCCTGTATTCCCTGTGATATGGCGTTTGTGAACTGTGCATAGGATTTTCCCGTAGCATGAGCCGCCTTGTTTATAAACTCGAAGTTCTCCCCTACTTTCACTCCCACAGCCATAAGAGAGTTCATGCCTCGTAGCTGGTCGTCAACGGAGAAGAACGACTGTCCTTTTATAAGTCTGTTCTGAGCCGCCTCCATAGCTTTCATGGTGGAGAGGATGCCACCGAAGCGGAGGGAATTTTCCCGTAATGTGTCAACGTACTTCTCGGCATTAGTCCTTAAAGCATAATAGGCTGATGCCAGCGTAAGCGTAGCACCAGTCAATTTCACCAATTTGTTTACTGTACTTTGGGCTATGGTAATTCCGAAATCATACGTGAATTGGGAATTGTTGCCCGATGTTGCCCTAGGTATTGCCATAACTATTTTTCTTCATTTTGTTTTTGTTCCTTTCTGATAAGGTCCATTTCCATGCGGAATATTTTATCCCTTTCCTCAGAATCCATACACATTATACGGGAATAGTCCTGACCCAGACGTTTCATAAGAATATATGCCTTTGACGTTAAATCGTACTGATTATCCTGTTCCTCCGCAGTTTCTCTAGGTAAAAAAAGAGCACCCTTTTGCATAGCCCATTGGGTAAACTGGGGGTACTCTTTATGCCAAAAGTGATAATCAGACGGAGAAAACGTCATTCCGAGAAAAAATTGCTCACGTCCATTACCATAGGAATCTCACGGGCTTCCGAGCAACCGCAAGGCTCGTAATAGGCAAAAGGTAGAGTAGGAAGATATTCCATCAATTCATTTCGGATAGTTCTCAAGTCAATACCATCCAGATACTCGTTGAACATCTTGAGTCCGTAGTAGGTATGAAATTCAGAGGGGAGCACGTCAGTTACTTTTCCCTTTTTGTCCACACACTCGATTCTTTCAAGACAACTCATTGCTATACGCCGCCAAAAACCTATGCTATCAGTAAAATATTTCTCGTGGTTTATGGCATCTTCAAGCAATGGAGGTCTGAACACGAAGCGGTTGTATGTACGCTCGGTTATGCCTGAATACTCTTCTCTTGTTGTAATCTTCGGCAGTACGGGAGGACGGAAACCCCGTTTCAATTTAACTGGAATCTCATCGTAGTTGGTCATGGTTTCCATTCTTTCCTTCACTTCCGGCAGATAATCAATTTTGTCCAAATCAATATCCGCAAGCAGACGTTTTCCGCAATACTTGCAGATTATTTCCTGTTTTGGAAAGAAAGATACCCACACCCTTCTGTGAATCTCAACCATAAGGGTATTGATTTCGGACATGGGTAACTTTCTAACGGCACTCGGAATAGTAACAGAGCCTTCTTCAAGATACTTCTTGCGTACTTCGGCTCCAATCTGAATGTTCCCTATACTTTTTACGGCTGCGGAAACGACATTCCCCTGCCAAGTATAGGGTTTTTCAGATAATCTTTTCAAAAATATCTTTTCAGCAACACCATTAGTCGATAACAGTTCTACGTTTGTATGAATCTCACCGTTGATTCTTAATCCTACGGGCAGTTCAAAGAATAAATTTTCCATATTACGATTAGTGTTTTTAAGTTAGTTACTATTTACGCACCTACTGGAATAATATCCCAGCCATCACAGGTAGCTCCGTAGGAAACTGTGAATTTCTCTTCGCTGGAAATATCGAATGTAGGATAATTTGCGGACAGGAATCTGAACCCCTCGAATACGATAGTGAACACTTCCTTTCCGTTGTGCATCTTGACAGCCTGAACAGGCAATTTAAGTCCGTTTTCAATCATCTGGTTTACCAGTATTTCCAAAGCACGGTCAGTAACGTTACCTTGGTATGAACGGGTAAGCGTCATTTCTCCGTAGTCTGTCAACTGTGTGGAGAATTTGTATTTACGGTTTGTTCCTGCATCCACGGTTTCTACCGTACCCGACTGTTTTTGCATACCTTCCAAAGTTTCAAAGATAGCATCACTCATAATGCCGGGAACAGGAATGTTCAAGTACCACCCGTTGGCTACATATACATCTTGTGGTTTCTGTGGTTTCATATTATCCCTCCGTTTCCGTTGTTGTTAATACACTGTCATTTCTTAACAAAGAGATATGAACGCTTTCCGTACATTCGGTAGGTATCCATAAAATATCAATGTTAAGCAATTTTCTATCCTGCGTACTGGGGTTGTTGCTCTTGTCGCAAATACCTTGGTATGCAGTATCAAAGTCAACGCTTCTTTCCAGAGCACCATTGTCATACTCGGTCTTGAAGAAGTTTCTGGCTTCCACAAGAGCCTCACGTTTAAGTTCGGGAGTATTAGGTTTCTGTTCCAAGAAACGCATCTTGGAATTAAGAGAGCGTACATAGTAGGAAGTCTGCAATCTCACATGAATACTCTTGTACAAATCATTGGTAGAATAAGTACGGGAACTTCCAATGTAATACCCTGTATTCTCAACGTACTGGATAATGTTACATGAGAACTGTTGAACCAGCTTATTAATAACCGTCTGTGACAGTCTTTGCGGAATCATTTCCATGACATTGTTGAACAGGGAATCAATTCCTGCCGGTGGGATATGGATAAAGTCACCCTGCAAATAAGGAGTACGGATAAATCCTGCACCCAATACAGGACCCATTACAGGAATCATAACAGGGTTTCCGCTATCATCCGGAACCGTACACCATTCCATATAGCTACACAAGTAACTGATGCCCGAAGTCTGGAACTCCATAGCGTACAATTCGGCAGTACCTTCATCGGCATTTAACGGCAAATTACAGATACCTATGGCGTTTTTCTGCTCCTTACAATAAGCATGAAGAACTTTAGCCATAGAAAGTGAGTGGTATTCAGTTACTCCGATAATCTGAACATCGAATCCGTCAAACGCAGCAAGACCCGTAGGACTGTCCGTAGTACCTCCCGGCTTGTAATCGTTCTCCGTGATTTCACCGTCAACACCGTTTGCAAGTTTGGCAACAAATGTCTTATCCTCACGCACCTTTACAGCAGCACCTTCCACAGCGGTAATGGCACGGCTGGTAAGTGTCAGTTTTGTCGCTGAGGATATTGCCGAAATAGTACCCACAAGTTTTCCATTGGTATCATACAGGACGTTTCCGGCCTTCAATGAAGTGAATGTGGTTCCCGAACCTGTAACTTCATTGCTTGAAGTATTGGCGGTTACAGTGCCGGTTACATCCTTGAACTTCATTTTTTCAATTTCACCGTTGAAAGTAACAGTAACATATTTGCTCACTTTGTTTACTGCATCCTGAATTTCAGCCAGTGTTCCGTAATTGTACTGTTCGGGAGTATTGGTCTTGTATTGTACGATAAGAGAGAACATATCTCTTACCAGTGACCCGTAGGAATACAGGGTAACAGTGATTCCGTTAGCCCATGCTCCGGGGTCTGGAGTACCTTTATAGGCAGCATTAACCACCATAGTTACCGAAGAACCCGAATCCAAATTCACAGTAGCCGTAGCAGCCTTTGCGGTCACAGCCACCATTCTGGCAAGGTAAAGGGTAACAGGTGCATCCCCTGCTTCATCAAAGATACTCTTAACAATACGAGGTCCATAAAAAGCATCATTCTGTCCTCCGAAAATCACATTGAAATCTTCCATAGATGTAATCTTGGTAGCCTTGAAAGCACCACCACGATTAAATTGTCCGGCAAGACCAATGTTTCTCTTGGAAGCATCTCTAAAAGGGGAAACACTATTGTTTACACCCTCGGTAATTGTTAAACCTACGTTTGCCATTTTTCTTGTTTTTAAAATTAATTATCTATTTAAAAATCACTCCTAGGACAACTCCCAAAAGTGTTGCACCAACTCCCACTTTATACAGGTTTCTCCTGTACCGTTTTTTGTTATTAATGATTTGTTTCTGTAAATCATCCGATAAAGCGGTGGTTTCCATGTACTTTTTATCAGTAATGGCTATAATAGAATCCTGTTTTTCAATAATACTGTTCTGAAAATAAGAGAGGGAATCAGAAATAGCTAAATCCATCTGGAGAATTTTGTTAGTTTCCTCCAAATGGATAGCCTTATTTATTGTACGATTAATATCAATGAGTTGCTGTCGGGTTATTGCCAGTAGTGTGTCGGGTCCGAGATGAATCAATCTCGGATAAGTAGTCTGAGAGAAACCTAATATTGTACTCCCAATCACCATTAGCAATAGCAGAATCCTTTTTCTCATATTCCTTCAAGATTATTTCGATTTGTTGCTCCAAGACTTCACGTTGCCCTTTCAAGAGAACCATTTCAGCCTCGAATTTAGCTACATCACCTTTAAGCTCTTGAATAGTATCATTCAAAACCTTTATTTTCTCCAAGTATTCCTCATAGGTTATCTGTGGAGAACTGGAGGTAACGCTACTCTTTGGCACAAATATAATAAATATAAATGCACAAACAGCCAATGCAGCCAAAAATAATATCACAACTTTCTTATTTTTCATCTTTTCCGAAATAGTCGTTTATTGATTCGATAGCTTCTACGAGTGAATCTTCAAACCTTTTGTTAGTACGGTGGGATTGAAGTTCCTTAACATCCTCTTTATTGTCCTGAAACAGCCATTCAATTAATACACCCATATAGCCGTTCCCCATAAGAACGGTAAAATTTTCCTCGAAATCCTTTTCAAGATTGGTAGGCTTGTACATTCTGACTTTAAATTCGGGGAAGTCTTTTTTGAACTTCTCGATAATAAAGTCAGCGCATACGTCAGATTTGGTAACACCCTTGCTTGTATATACAGCGATTCCACGTGCGTTCATCCATTGAGAACCATTTCCAGCCGCATTATTATGCAAGGATAACAACAGTTTGGGCTTGTCAGATTTCAGACTGGAAGCGAAATTTTTCCGCTTGGAAAGACCCGGTTCATTTTCAGAATCGGTAGTCTTGTAAACTTCATATCCCATTGCCTCCAATATTACTTTCAGTTCCCTAACTCTGTCACGGCTCCATCGGTATTCCCTATGCACACCATCGGGAGAGCGCTTACCCGGAACATCCTCACCATGAGCAGGGTCTAAAATAATCGTAATGTTCTTTTTCATTATCATACTCCAAACACTAGTTTTAATATGCTGATAACACTTGAACCGAATAATCCCGACAGTAAGGAAATAATGCCTAAGAAAAGAAACAGTGATAATCTTGGATTCTTGATAAGGAATTTAACCCTATCAAATAGTTCCCTGTTACCATACACAGGACAATTGTCCATATCTTTTTTATACTTGGTTATAGCCTCAAGCACACTGTCAAGTTTCCTGTTTGTTTCAGAAAGACTTCCCTGTAACTCCTGCTGACGCTCGGCAAGACCCTTTACGGAATCCTGTACCAAATGGGCGAGTAAGAGAAGTTTTCTATCCTGCGGATTATCTTTCTCACACATTACTTCCAAACTGTCGATAATCTTATTCATTGTTCTATATGGAGATTATTAAAGTCCGTGGGAATTACCATATCTTTGGGCACAATCGTGGTTTTACCCGGAAGAAACACATAGATTTTTCCATTATGTGATAGTTCAATACGGAAATTTCCGCGGTTATGAACCGTTTTGTTCTTTTTCTCCTGTACCGACTGAACCTCGTTAGTATCCTTTTTTCCCATAATAGTTACTTTTTATTTCCAAATATACTACATTATTTCTATACAACAAATTCCTAAAAGATAAAAATATCCGGATTGTTTAAAACAAACTCATTATATTCATTTTTGATATTTTCTATCTCTTCATCACTAAGTCCTCCCAACCTCAGATACGGAACAAAAGAGTACCAGTTAGGAGCTTCACCAATGGAAGCCTCAACACCTCTTGTGTTGTCCGATGGTACGAAACAGCACTGCCATTGTTCCGTCGGGATTGAATCCGGCATTTCCGAAGAAAGGGATTTTGTAGGTTCTGCAATTTTTTGCTGATTGAAGTTCAATCTCCATTTTCCTGTGCTTCCGTTTGTACGCAGCAGCACTAGCATGGGCTGTTTTTGCCCACTGTAATCTGTCAAAAAAGTCTGGATAGACATCTTTCCAATAATTTATTAAGTTAGACATATTGATGTTCTTGAAACTACCGTTCATTCCTGCCCAAGAACGTTCACATTCAAAGAAATCGGAAGAGCGCTTCAACTCAGAAAGCCTGCTTTCAATTTCTTTCCTGTTCCGTTTCCGAAGTTTTCTATGCGTAGTACCTATTCGGACACTTAAGAAGTCCACCATATTCTTATCAGAAACTTTATGAATACTCCAGTTAGGTTTTACAGTCTGTCCACCTTCTGTAACTTTCTGCATATAGTAGGTAACAGCACTCCTAACAGCCTGTTTATTGTTACTAATAAATATTGTATCATCACAGAACCTCAAATAGCCGCACTTGAAATTCCTTACAATAGAGTAATCAATATCCAGCAAATTAATATGACCCAAAATATCAGACGAGATATTTCCCAGTACAACATAACCCAATGACAGGAACTCCTTAGATAAGGAGATAACCCATTTGTCTTTTATGTACTTGCACAGGATTCTGATTATCGTATCCGGATTACAGGTAGGATAATATTGTCTTATATCGGCAGAGCCTACAAACACATCATCTTTCTGTCTGCGGATTTTATTTATAGCACGCAGTCTACATTTATGTTGCCCCAGTCCTTTTATAGAACCGTAAACATGCCCTCGTTGTAACTTGGGCTTGAATACAAATTCTAATATATCGGCTAGGAGTTGGTCAACTATCCTATCTCTAGGAGTAGCGGAATGAATAACCCTGATTTTACCGCTGTCCAATTTCTTAAACACATAATAGTCACCATGCTTGTACGTACCGTATTTCAAGTCATTGTACAAGTCTTGGAGATTCTTTGATATATCAGCGTCAAAGTCTTTCCATTCCTTACGGAGATATTTGTTCCAATGGGAAGATTTAGAGTGCATATCCTCAACAATAGCAATCAATCTTTCCATAGACAGGAACTTCTTTTTCAACAAACCAACTTTTTTCATAAATTCTACGTAGTTACCACCCCAAGGGCTTTTCGGACTTACTCCAACTACTAAAGTTGATGCCTACTAAACGGTTAAAGGCAGCGAAAAGTTTCATTTGGCACTTGCCAAGATGAACAGCCATTCTAATTTTTATTCTAAAACAAATGTTTATCCTAATTTTCATATTCTATGTGTCCGAACCCGATTGTTAACGTTCCGATTAGAAACCGCATTGTTCAAGTTCAGAGCGAACAAGCCGCAAATAGCGGCGTTGTTCGCATTAGCACCCACAATCGGGAAGGCCATCCACCTCGTGTTCGCTCATATCTTGCGTATTTATATTGTTATTACTCCAAACCCTATTAATTTGTTCTCAAGGAGAACCTATTTTTTCAACGTAGCCCGAACCCGAACGGAAACGTCCCGATCAGAAACCGCAGAGCCCAAGCCCAGAGCGAACAAGCCGCAAAAAGCGGCGTAGTTCGCAATAGCACCCACAACCGGGATATTGTTGTCGCCTTGAGTGTTGCACCCCCATTGTCCATCACAGAAACAGGTAGTGCTGCTTCCATTGTTGACTAAGGGAACAGGGTACATTCCGTTTATTTTCTTGCTATAGCTACCTTCCGTAAGATTACGAGCTACTTCAACCTTATCTTCAAACTTGGTAGCGTCATTTGCATCCACAGTAGTTTTTACAGAAGCAACTTCTGGGTCACGGGTAAAATAGAGATACCGTTTTCCGTCAACCAGCTTGGTTATACCACCGAAACAACGTATCCAAGCATCACCATGCAAAAGGTTCTCACACCACCATAGCTTATAAGGTTTAAACTCGAAATTTTCCGTGTCTACTTCACCAACAACAGTATTACTGTATCTTGTAGAGGTAACAGTCCATTGTCCGGTAGCCTGATGTTTGGAATCCAAAAGACCATTCTTGAACCGCCCATAGGTATCCTGTCCAGTAGTCATACCCGGAAGATTGGCTTGTATATCTCTTGTCTGGTACTTAGCAACTGCCAACCATGCAAGACAAACGTTCTGCCACCAAGTATATCCTAGCATATCCGCAGAAGTAGCTGAAAGAACATTGCAGAAATCCTGAGCAGACTGGTTATTTATAACCTGATAATTGCTGCAAGTCTTTATTTTGTCACCCTCTACATATTGGTTATATCTGGGCATGAGAATACTTTCGTAGGGAATAAATCTGTGATAGCCGCATGGTGCTTCCTTATCCAGATTGAAGAATACTCTTGATTTCTTATTGATGGCATCATAGAAATAAGAGATATTGAAATTAATCATTTCCGCGCCTTGAAAATAATTGGCATCCTCCAAATGACTTGGAGAACCATCCGCACGTAACGTTACATCATCTTGTAGATATGCAAAGTCAGTACCATCCAGTTTTTTCTCACAAGGTTTATTGGCAGCTTCCCACTTAGCCATGAAGTAATCATAGTACGGCTGGTTTATGATTGTGACAGCAGGGTCAGCCTGTGACGAACTCTCTTCATCCCCATATTCGATAGCGAAATAGCCTACATCGGCAAGGGCTACTTTGGAAAGCTCATCAAGTTTTCCGGACAATGCCGCTTCGGCAGCTTTTGAACGGGTAATCTCATCATTGATACTCTTAGTGATTGCCGTATCATCATAGTTTGCCAATCCTGCAAGTTTTTCTTTCTCTTCGGTTGTGAAATTATTGTCAGTATGCACATAGTCCGTATCCTGCACGAAATTTCCATCATTACTAAGCTGGGAAAGTTTGGTAGGTATCTTTGCAGTGATTTTGGATTCCAGTGCAGCAAGCATGGCAGCAAGATTTTCCGTATCAGTGACACCCTCCAGAAATTTCTTAACCTCATTGAATGAATCAATGACCTCATTAGGATTCTCGTTAACCAGTGTATTGATAGTTGACTGTAAGGATGCGATGTTCTTCTTTACCTCCGCGTCATTGTAATTGGACAAACCCTCCAGTTTGTTCTTGAGTACAGTGGTGAAATCTTCTGTGGAAAGTTGTTTTCCCTCAACTTTGTCTACTTTAGAAGCAAGATTCTGGGTAATTTGGGTTCCTGTGGGAAGTCCTGCAAGTTTCTCCTTTTCAGTAGTCGTATAGTCATTTGTAGACAACCCTTTTCCTGATTCCTTAGGTTGGTAGTTCTGGGAAATAAACAGTTTTATCTTAACTTCAAAATCAGATATTGCCGTAGTTATTGATTGGCTTACAGAAGAGGACATTTCGGAAAACATACCTTCAAGAGTGTCCGTTTCGGCAATCCCACTAAGAAAAGCAACAATCTCGTGGAAACGGTTAATGACATTATCCGAATCGGCTGTATCCGAAATGAAATCGGTGAAATCCTTGGAAAGTTTGCTTATGGAGCTTGACAGTGTACCTTCTGCTTCTGTGGCACGAGTTACTTCATCAGTAATCATCTTGACAATATCCTTAGCTGCCAAGGTAGCAAGAAACTGCTTTTCCTCCGAAGTAAAATTTTCATCAGAGAGTGCCTTTCCAGCCTCCTGTTCAACTTTTGCATTAATGGCGGATATTATCTGGTTAAATTCGTCCGCTGTGAACTTGTCACCTGTCTTTTTACGTAAATCTAAGTGCATGGTTATTCTAAATTTAAGGGCAGGGTGTACGGGAAACCCTCACCCGGATTAATGATAATTTCCTCCTCAAACATCTTACTCCGCAGGATAATAGCTTGTACAAGTTCCACTTCTTTAGGTTTGACAGCATAAATCCACGGTTTCAATGTAAACTCATAGTTCATCTCATACACTCCGTCAGTACGTGGAATATCAGTAGGTCTTACGGTATAGAGAACCACATCACCCACTTCATCACCATCCACCACTTTTTTATTGAACAGAAATCCTGTCTGACTAACAAATGTAGAGTTGAAATAATCCTGCATGGCTAGAAACTCGTTATAACTCTTTGATACAATGCTGACATCATAACGAAATTCCATGCGTACTGGTCTGCGGTACAGGTATCCTGTCAATTCAGAGAAACCCTTTCCGCCAAAATAAGTTTTCATATCCACAAACCAATCTCTGCTAGGCACAGGCGTATAGTCCATTATGGCGATACACGGATAAATCTGATTCTCCTGTTCCTCCACGTAGTCAAAGCTGGACTTTCTAGCATACCTAGACAACAGGGTGATACTTTTGTCGCCTACCATAATTTTCAGATTATGGAATTGCCGGAAAAATTCGCTGTGGGTCTGTCGGATAGATGTAAGCATAACTATTTTTTATAACCTATGTTGAACTTCTTGATTAAAAACTTAATCGCTGTATCATAAACAAAAACAGCCGCAAAATAACTTGCAGCCAAAGTCTGTACTGGTATATCAGTGTACATTCTGAATATCAAAAACATAGCAGCACCGTTTCCGAAAGTAATTACTCTTTTCAACCATGTGGGAACCTTGGCAGCACCATTAAGGTAATCCACCAGCTTAATCAGAAAGTACGTACCTATGATAACGGAAAATATGTACTCCAGATTGAACACTTTAAATATTCCTTCAAAAAGTAAATCCATTATAGTTTCTTTTTATATTTACCACCATGTTTCACTACAAATCGGGCTATGGCATTTTCTGCACGGGAGAAAGCGTCATTTTTCTTTGCTCTCCTGTCATTCTCCAGCACTTGTTTTCTTTCAGCAGCAGACAACCCCTCAGATTTGGGTCTTTTATTCTTATTTCTGCCCGATTCCCCGTAGTCGGCAAAACGTTTATACCCGCGTTTCGCTTCCATATCAAGTATCCTGGCACGTTCTTCCTTGGAGATGAACTTGTCGGTAACAATAGGTCCGGTGGTTTTACCCAACTTGTCATTAAGCACCTGTACAAATTCATCGCCCGGCTTGCTGGAAGATTTCTTGGGAGAACGGACACCCTTTTTTCCTACACGACGGGTATATCCTTTTACGGTAATCCACTCACCTTTCTTATTCTTCCTCCGATGTTCCCTTATTGTTACTTCTGCTGCCATGTTTACTGTCAAATTTACCAGTTTTAAAAAAAGATAGCATCTTGTCTTTGGCGTCACTTTCAAAATCACGAAAAGTATTCCGGAAAATTGGTCTTGGGGGTATGTGTCTATCCTTAGTACCATATTCCTGCACTATGGCAAGCTGCAAATTGGTTAACTTACTGTCCTCACGTGGAGTGTCCTCCACAGAAACAATAGTTCCTTCACGATAGATTGAATCCACCAGCTCATGAGAGTTAATCCACGGAACGTCACTTCCTTTTCTCTCAATGGTAGATTGGGCAAGCTCAAAACCGTAATAGTTGGTTTCAATATTTTCAATGACCTGTTCCTTGAACTGTTCGGCAATTTCCTCACCTACACGTTGCATATCAGAACGAAAGTCCTCTACTTTAGGTTTCTTAAAACCCGGTGGAGGACGAAACATTGATTTCGGTAATCTGGGAAGTCTTGCCATAATCAGTATTCATTATCTTGGTAATATTCATAAATATCACGATACCAGCTCTTGGTTTTTCCACGTGGTCCACCCACTTGGTTAAGGGCATCCTGTATCTCGTTACGTTCACGATAAGCCGGTGGCGGAGTGGATTCCTCACGGGCTATCTTCTGAATATCCGGATAGCGTGGAACTTTAGGCCAAGGATGATTCAAGTCCTTATTTGTTTCTGCCATCTTTCATTCTCCATTTAGCCGGAAGCATATCGGTAGCACCTAATGCTCTGGCACGTTTCATAATATGATGTTTTACCAACTCCGGACTTTTAGCCCTGCCATAAGAAGAAATAGCGTTAGCCAAATCCCTTTTACTTGCAATAGGATAGGAACCATCCGGAAGCGCATCTCCTTTTGAAGCCAGTTTATCACGTTGTTTCGTACTGAAATCCTTTGCACCACGAAAAGCGGACACCTTATCCTTACGGGAGTGCCGCCTTACAACGGAAACTTTGTTCCGCCCTTTTCTCTTATGAGTTTTTACCTGTACCATTTTATCCTCCTTTCAAGTCGTCCTTAACGAATATCTGCAAACCAATGCAGCTACCGTAAAGTTCCTCCAAATAAATAATCTTATCAATGACTTGAACATGACCTTCAAAGTGAATCTTGGTTCTATTCCAATTAAGATGATAGTCACCCAATTTAGGAACAAGCTGTTTAGGTGATAAGTAAACAATTCCGTTCACTTCTTTGGGCAGACCATATTTCTCACGGGTGCGGTTTGGAATCTCCTTTTCATATAGTGCCTGGAACTCATAAAACTTGGAAGTTCTCGGACTGTCACCTACAAAGGCATCCATAGAAAATTCTTCGGTAGGCTCTACTTTCTGAATAGTAACCACCTCAAGCTGTATTTTATAAGGAGTTTTAAGCAACTTCTTATAAAATATATTCTGATACTGAAAGAATTTAGTCCTACTTACTAGCATTTTTCAAAACCAACAAACTGAATTTTACATCTTATCCTTTACTTTCTTAAAAATGGGGTCTTCCGGACGTATTCTCTTTCCTCCACTTGTAAATACCTTATCGTGCATGAAATTATAGATATATTTCTTACCTCCCACAGTTACTTTACGGGCGTATCTAGTCATTTCATCTTTGGTAGCCTTGGTATTGTAATAGTCATTTCTTTTTTTCTCATGTTCTTCTTTATATGGGAGCATACCCAATTTAATTCTTTCCTCATCCGAGAGGTTTAGTTCACCAAACTTCTTTAATTTGGCTTTAAGTTTCATAAGTTCATCTCCAGAAGCACCTTTACTTGCGGAGTCCTTTTTACTTTTACCATCCTTACCTTTTCTAGTGTATGCACGGACGGTAATTGTTTTTCCGTTTTTTAAACGACGCTGATAAGATTTTACGTTATGTTCCATAATTAGGGCGTTTTAGATAATATTCCTCTTGATAAAGGAGATAAAGTAAAGGGATAGCTATCAAAGTATTCACGGAAATCAAGCTCTCTCTGCAATTGTATGTAACCCGGAATCACATTGTCCTTGCGTAGAGAATAATCTCCGAAAGTTTCCTCAAGCAATCCTCTCAAATAGAGCATGAGTTTGTACCAAAACGAATACCTATCACCCCACGTATTATCAGAACCCACACGGTTGAAGTCCTCATAGAAATACCCTTGGGAAGTATCTTCCGTAACAGTAAATACAGAACCTATCTGAACTGTGGTGGAAGTAGGAGATGAATTGCCGTCGGAACCTGTATAATCAGAGCCATCAGTAAAAGTTTGCCCGATAGCGTTTGCAGCGTTTTCATACAAACGTCTTTTATCAACCAAATAATAGGAAACCCATATAGCCAAGTGTTTCTCACTGGGGCGTTTCAGTTTTCCTATAAGTTCGTCATTTATTTCCTTGTCACAGATGTCAAGTACCTTAGCATAGTACCATCTTATCATTTCCACAATCTCCGAATCAGAAAAGAAGTATCTTCTGAAAGCGGTAAAGTCCTCTGTAAGTTCCTTATTTACTTTGATTAGTGAATTAGCCGGTTCCTGTCCTCTAAAATACGGAGTATATGCTACGATTATTCCTTCTTCGATAAGTTTGTCCATTACATCTTCCATAGTAGGGTATTCATGGAAAATGATTTCTACGATAATTTCCTTCGATGATTCTTCTGTTTCTCCCTCTGCTACTTTATACAAGGTTAGCTTTCCCTTGACTGGTTCTACGTTCGGGTCAGAAATTTCCGGTTCAAAACTAGGGTCAATTTCAATAAAGTTCCCGCTCCCTATCTGTTTGATAGCGAAAGCAGGAATAATGAAGCGGTCAAAGGTAAGCTCCCTAACCGCTTTCATTATTTCATTCAAAGTAACTTTAGACTGGGCCATGATTATTTATTAGCGTCTGTAACCTTTGCGACTGTTAGTTAATATAGCAGCCACATCTTCGGGAACCTTATGTTCCTTGTCTTTTCTCAACTGGTAGTGAGTACCGCCAACCCAAGCATCAATATCTTCAAGGGCATAAAATGCAACACTCTTTGCAGATTTCTTGATTACGGTAACTTCCTGTTCAGTGTCTACTATTGCTGATGTGATTTCTTCTGGATTATTTTTTGCCATGATTGATAAAATATTTAACTGTTACTAAATGGGCAAAGCCCCTCTGTTATACAGAGAGAGCTTTGACAATATTCTTTTCTTCAATGATTCCGGTTCCCCAAATACCATACCAGCCAAGAGTATGTTTACGTCCCATATCGACAACGCCATCGTCACGTAGTTCAACATCGAGAGCCACACCCCATGCGTATGCGTTTTCTCCGAAGAATACAGCTTCATACCCTTCTTGGATAGAACCGCCGCTACCGTATTTAGTATTGATTTGTTTGGCATTTAAATGGGGCATCTGAGTTGTTTCAATAAAGATAACACCCTCATACATACCAACCTCACCGATATACAACTGTCTACGCCCCATATAGGTATTGGCATTAATCCAATCGGGGTCGTCACGTAATTGACGGAGCTGGTGCGGAGATGCGATACAAACATAATAATCGCCATTGATTCTTGGAGAATCATTTGAAGCCAAAATTTCTACGGCATCCTTAACTGTTTTTGTAGTGAATGCACTAGTCGTAGTCATTTCTGCCAATGACTTGGCTGTACCTCCGTAAACCACATTTGAAGTCTTTAATACTGTATCACGGAATTGAGTATCCAATACTCTAGCCATGTTATTTGCCAGAAGTTTGGAAGCGTCACCCAGTACGTCAAGCATAGAAGTACGTAACAAGTATTCAGTAACTTGTACCGCATTACCCTGCTCTTTAACGGGAACAACAATTTCCGATGTACTCATTCCTTCCGGTGTCAGAACATCATTTTCCTCAAGTTCTCCACCACCTTCAAGATTATCATATTTAACGAATACAATGGCTTTTCCTCTTACCGCCTGTAAGTCACGTTTGATTTTGGCGAATTGCAAGAAACGCAAACGAGGCTGTGCCTTGTACAAAACCTCACGAGAATAGAAATCACGGACTGCCTGTGGAATAGACACATAACCGCCTTCATTTACTCCAGCCGATGTAGTATCACCAAAGAACAGGAATCCTAATGTTGCCAATAACATTGGCATTAATACAAATAGAATTGACATAATCTTTACTTGTTAATTTAAACTGTTTATTATAACTGAGTAGGACCTACACCTCCATAAGTGGCACGAAGTTCTGCCTCAAGCTGTTCTCTGCGAGCAGCAAATTCAGACATTGGCATATTCTTTACGCTTGTAGGACCTGAAACTTCGGGCGCTTCTCTGCGTGGAACTGTCGGTGCAGGAGCAGCCGGTACAGGGCTTGGAGTTGGTGATGCAGCCTGTGCACGGGCTTCATTCTCTTTCCGCATCTGTTCTGCAATAAGTGGGTCAACAACAGGTCTCTCACTGTGCAATACTGCTGCGGAACTAGGACTTGGATATTTGCTGCGTAACTGGATGGATTTCTCTAAGGAAGCATCCAATTCCTGCTTGGAATTACCCTCTACAAGTTCTGGAATACACTCATTGATATGCGCCTGAATAATTGAGTTCCGATATGCTTCCAATTCTTGCTTTCTCTGTTCCTCGGAGTTTTGAATAACAGGGCTGATTACCTCAGATACAGTATTTTTCAAGGAGGTTTCCAAATCTTCACGTGTAACGAATGTACCACGCAACGCTTCTACGATTTCCTTGACATTGACTCCAGCACCACTACCTTGTGAATCCGGAACCACTTGTACCTTACGTAAATCTTCCAGTTGATTCTTTAAAGACTCAAACTGGGAGTACAACTTGTTTTTCTCAACTTTAGATACAGCCTGCATGAACTTCTGCAATTCGGGGGTATCTCTCACTACATAAGTAATACCATTAATTGTAACACTTTCTGGGATGCTTACGTTTCTTCTTTCTTCGTCGTTCATTTTTTCTACGATTAAAAGTAACAATTAGATTTCTACTACTTAATAAGGTTGTCTTTCAGAACATTATTACCGTTGCCCTTTACTGTGGCTTGGGTCATTTGTTCTCTACTAACCAACGGTGCGCTAGGCGTACCCGGATTGACGAATTTTTCGCCAACCTGCATACCCTTATTTTGCCCGATGTCATGTAATGCTTCGGGATTTTTAGGGTCTAATGTTTGCAATCCTGCCATAACATTTGATTTTTAAAATGAAACAATTTGTTATTTTATTACTGATAGCGTTCAAAAGTAGGAATTATTTCTAAATTGACAAAATAAAACCTACTTAAATTAATTCCTAGAACTCTTCACTGCCTTGTTCTTCACCAAATTCATCCGGAGTTTCATCAACGTTTTCCTCATTACCCGTACTGGGGGCTTCTTCACCACCTGCGGAACTTAGTGCAGCTATGCGTGCCTGTAAAACTGCCTCCGCCACAGTATCATCATCAATCTCATTAAGCAAATCCGGTATGTTTTGTTTTCCCATACGTTCCATGATTTCCCTACGTGAACCAAGTTTCATCTGTAACTCCATCTGTGCACGTTGCAGTTCATCCATCTTATCTTTGGGGAAACCGAAAGCAAACACAGGTTCAACCTGCACTTCGGAAAGGAAATCCGGACTTAATTTCTTTATCCGTTTAAACCGTTTGTTATCCGGGTCCTCTATCTCAAGAATACGGAAAATAATATTGTTCATCTGTGAAATACCCTCACCATAAGTCATTGCCTTTATGTTAGCCTGTTGTATAAGCGGATGGTAGGTAATCTGCAATGCCGCAGCAGAAGTATTGCTTATAGCCTGAATCTTACCAAGCGCATTTTCCGGAACATCTGACAATTCGTGCATTGCGGTTTTCAAGTCTTTTGCAAAATTAACGGCAGCGGACAAATCAACATCCAATCCTAAATTAAATACGTTGGCTTCGGCAGGAAGTCCTGACCATATCTGACCTAAGCCTTTTTTCAATGACTTGGCGGAAGCACCTGTAATTACCGTGGTCGGAGTAACATGGTAGTCAATCACGGCTTTCAATTGTTGCATCACCTCATTATAAATCTTGTTTATCTTGAGAATATCATTGGCATCAGACTTTCCATAGTATCCGGAAGAATTGGGCTTGTTCTTTATATGCACTACTGGAATGAACCCGTATTTGTTTTGAACCTCGGTATGTTTGTATTTGGCTACGTTACTTTCCTCAAGGTTAACATCCACTTGATACCAAGTTTCAATAGTTTCCGCACTCATTTTAATAACATATAGTTTATAAGGCTGGTCGGGTCCGGATTGTAAAGGCTGACGTACCAAGAAAGATTTCACCTTATTATAATCGCCGTTATCAAATTCCACAAAACATTGTCGGCTGTCAAGAACGGAAACCTTGCAATATCTGTCCTGAACTTCCGGCATCCATTCACACATAAGCCAACAGTCACCTGTGATACCACCCATTTGCAGCATCTCATAGGATAACTGTAATTTGTGTGACTTGCCCCAATGATACATCATAAGTTCCTCGGCAATCTTTTCCAGTTCACGGTCAATCTGGTCGGAGTAGAAACTCTTCACATGGAAAGTGAAAGCCTCATTACCCAGCAAGAACATATTGACCTTATCAATAAACGCCTTTATATAATTAAAGGAAAGCATCCCGTCATTGAAGTCCTTATAATGCATCCCGTCATAGAACTTCCAGTACAGGTAATATTTGGTGATTCTGTCAAGTTCCCATTTATTGTCCTGCACTATGTTCTGCAATACAAAACTACGTAAAACGTTAGTTGCCTCACTAAGTGGACGACTGTCCACATTCCAATATTTTGAACCCGGATAACCGCTGTAGCTACCACCAGTAGGGTCCATACCTCCTACATTTATTCCCATTAGTATGAATGTCTTTTTATTGCGTTAATTGTTTCAGTTATTCCGCCATACAGAGGGTTATCGGAAACTTCCATTTCCTCCTTAACCTCCACTTCCTCATTTGCAGCAAGACACATAAGTGCCGCACTGTCCACCATATCGTCAAAATACCCTTCCGTTTTTTCGCATACCATAAAGGAGCCGTTGAAATACTTCTGGCAGTTTTTCATCTGTTCCTCGAATTTGGAATACTCGGAAGTTCCTCTCACCACTTTATTAGCCGGAACTATAAGTCTGCGTGTCTTAATATCAGAGATGAAATTATACCACATGTCTGATTTGCTCTGTGCGGTGAAAGTATATGGAGTTATATCCACGTATTCGCCACAAGCATACATAAGCCGGTCAACAACGGGTTTTCCCACACCAGTATAATCCGCGTATATTTTGGCGATATTAAATTCGGCTATATAATCAAGAAGTATATGATGCTGTTCCTCATAATCAGCGCCACCAAGACACGCCCAGCATAATACCTGCTTATATGGATTCTTAAACGGTTCATCCAAGTCTTTCCATGACTTACCTATGGTAAGCACTGTTTCAGCAGGAGATTTACCGATATCCAAACCAGCCACAACAAAATCGGTAACATTGGGAACCTGAAATCCCAACTTGCGGTTTATGATTCCATTAAATTCCTTATCCGTAAGAAGCATACCGCTTTCAATATCCCAAATAAGGGCGTAGGCAAGTTTGAACGCTTGTGATTCCTCACCCCAACGTTCACGCTTGCGATAGATGTCAGCCTCGTAGTTCAAGTGGAATCTCTTTCCGTCCTTTTCATACTGCTCACGTCTGCTGGCAATGATTTTCTTGTAGTCATATTCGTAATGATGCCGGATGCGTGGGTCAAGGGTTTTTCTGTCCAGTTCACGGTTATGCTTTATTTCATAGTAGAAATGGTTCTTGGTCATACCTGTTGTACCTACCTTTATAAGAGTACCCGCGGTTGAGGAAAGCATAGGTTCGATAGACTTGCTGACAATAAGGTCGTCAACATCCTGCGCTTCTTCGACAATAACCAAATCATACGTCTTTGATTCAATCTTGGATTGCTTACTGGCAACCTGTCCGGCAAGAAAAGAACCGTTTGACAATTCAAGGCGTGCCACACTTTCTAGCCATACGTCAATATCCGGGTCTGTAAGAACCATATCCGCATTTGCAGACCTCAGTCGGGTCATTGAACGTGAATAGGTAGTGACAACCTGGTCCGACTGGGGAGCGAAAAGCCCTACACGGAATCCGGTTTTGAACTGTTCCAAGTCGGGAATGATTGAAGCCAATGCCGGAAGAATAACACATAGCGTATCAATGACAAAAGCCATAACCTCGGATTTACCCGACTGACGGGAAAGAAGCACTGTCTTTACGTCACCCGAAAAAGTTATCACGGAGTATATGATTCCGTATGCTATATCTTCCTGATAGGAGTACAGGGAAATACCAGTAAGAACTTTGCCGAACTCCATAATCTTGGCGGTTACATCGTGGGCATCAAACTCCACGGTTTTACCTACCAGTTCCTCGGTATGTATTTCGGAAACGCTCTTACCAGTAGCCTCGAACACGTATCCCTGTTCCTTTAGTTCTTTTTTCTTCTTACTACGTACAGGCATATTATTCCTCTCTTATATCATAAGACATATTACCTTTCATATTCCGCCATGTTTGGAGAAAAACGTTACACTCTTTAGAATAGGGTATGAAGCTGTCACTCTCCACCCAACAATTGGGAGTTTCATAAAGGCGTATCTTTTCAATCTGAATACCATGTTCCGAGGGAGTGAAGAACTTCCGGAATACGGTAAACAGTTCTCCGGCTATGTTTTCGGCAGACGGGTTTATGTCCGTTTTGATACCAAGCCCCATTTCATACACTTTCCAATTATTGGAACGGCACAATTTAAGAAGTTCCGTATCCATAGGATTAAGAATACAGGCATGGTCTAAAAACTCGTCAATGAAATCACCGCATACACGCTTCAATTCCTTGAAATCTATGGCATAGCCTATTTCCTTTACGTCCATATAGGAAAAAGTGGCTTCCACTTTAAAACGGTGTCCGTGAAGATTGAAACATTTCACCTTCTCGTTCATAACCCGATGTGCACTGTCAAACTCAAATACTCTAGTTACTGTTGCCATAATGATTCGATTTTTAATTCTACTTTATAATTCTTCTGTAACGATATACATCTCTGATTACTGCGGAAAAATATTCTCCCTTGCTTTCAGACTTTACAAATCTAGTCCATATAGGAAGAGGAACATTGTAATATTGGTATTCCCATCTCGGACGGTTTACAAATATCATTGTAAGTGTCCGCGACTTCCTATCATAGTCTGCTGTCATTATATTAGAAGATACAATCTGCATTTCATTCCGATTGGGTACAAAAATAGGTGAACACCGTTTTACCGATGCTCACCTACAAAGATAATAGAAATTATTTAATAATGCCAACACTGGGATTTTTCTCTTCTAGTAATGGCCTTTATGAAAAGCAACAGTACGTCTATAATCTTTTTTAGGCGCAACCATAAGTTCATCATACGCCTGCTTTAAAGGGATGTCCTCAAAAGTTGCATAGCTTTTAGCAAGTTTAGCAGGAATATCAGCTTTAGACCGCATAACTTTTCCTGTGGAAAGAGGTCCAACATCTTTTAATTTCGGAGTTTTAGACCCCGTTGTGGTTTTCTTATTAGGCTCCAATCCTGTTATGCCACCTCCTACTGGTTTTTTCAAAGGTTTCTTAGGAGCAGCCTTAGAGGTACTGTCCGAACCGATGCTTTTAAACAGTGAGATATGCCCACGGGAAGAATAGTTGTCATTGGCTTTCTTGTTAAGCTCCTTATACTTTTCAGCACCTACCTGTTCCTTTAGCTTTTTGGCGGCGGCTCTCCCCTCTTTAGATTTAGGGTCATGATACCATGCCTTAAATTCAGTGGATGATAATCCGGAAGATTTAGGAGCTGGCTTTGTTTGTTTCTTGGCAGGAACTTTCTTGGTTTCTTTAGGTTCAAGTCCGGTTATTCCTCCACCGACAGGTTTCTTCAATTTCTTTTTCGGAGCAGGTTTCGTAGTCTTGGCAGTATCCGAAGAAGCTCCGGAACGGCTCTTTTTCAGTTCGTCCAGATATTGCTGGAGTTCAAGTTTAGGGTCTGGCATCTTGGTAATCTTAGCCTGTAATTCACCACCAGCCCCTTTCTTGCGTGCAGCCTTTTTGGCTACTTCCGCAGCAGCGTCATACTTAGCCGTGTGAGATTTTACAGTAGTAATCTTACCCGACTTAGTTTTACGCTGATAAGTTCTAATTGTTTTTTCTTTTTTCATACATTACAAAATTTTTGTTGCAACTTCTACGCCTACAAATATAGGAATAAAAAATAATACTCACTACTTTAATATAGTGAGTATTACAAAATTCAAGGGAAATAAATACAGTGTTTTTAAGCGATTACAGACCGTTTTTAGGGTTTACTAATATAATAGTACGTTTTACGTATTACTTTTACTTTACGGGTCAAAGAACCGATACCAAAATGAGTACAAAGTTTAGCGATTATAGTGTAGTTTACCGAACCTGTACCATACAGGTATGGACGAATTTTCATACCACCAAGACTTTTCCCAAAATCGGTTTCCAAAAATGCAGGTACACTTCCATACTCCTTGTTAATCTTATTGCGCAATGCAAGTTTCACATCTTCCAATTGAACTTCTTCGAGTTCCTCAGTTACTTTTTTCTTTGGCATAATCTATATGAATTATTGTTTCTGAATACAAGTTACCTTCCCATGACACACAACCAATCTTTCTTCCAAGATGGATTAGCATCTCGACTATTTGCAAATACGGTGTCCACAACTCACCATCCTTTCGGTGATTGCAAAACATGAACGGAACATTCCCGTCCTTGTCGGTTTCTATCTGGGAAACCATCTCCCGTACGGCAGGAGCATTTTTCTCCAGTATCTCTTTATGTACACCAACCTCATTACCTATGGTACAGATGGCAGTTTCATGCCATATACGTTCTACATTATAACTTCTCAGTTCAATCATAATATAATTGATAAAACGGCAAGCATCCAAAAGATGAACCTCCAAAAAGGTTTCTTACGGGTAGCAGCCAAGATTACTAATATAACAGTAAGCGCTATCATTGTTTTTTCTTTAATTGACTTACCTTGAAATTGACAAACAGTTTCTTTGCTTCTTCAACTGTAAGTTCCTTACCCTTGACAGGACGGTTTCCCGTAACGTAATTATCCAGTGCCATAGTATTACTTCTTTAATTCTTGTTTCCAATATTCAAACCAAAATGCCTCACGTAGATTAGCGGTCTTATAGCCTTTGCTCTTTACAGGGGATGGAAATTCCACAGACCATACACGGGTAACGGAATCACGTCCTTCTCCGCATCTGAAAATCACTGGAACGTTTTTCTTATCCCTACGTGAATAGATGTAATACACATCATCCTTGAATTGGTTCACCTCATGGTAAGCACCTTTAAGACACATACGGACAGAATCCATAGGAGCCTGAATAAGTTTTCCCATGTCCTCGGCAGCCCATTTAGTTTGGGCAAACGTACTGCCCGTTAATATTAGCAGGGCAGCAACAGCAAAAATCTTTTTCATAACCTAGCTTTATTAAATTGATTGTTATTAATCTGTCAGAATACAACATATACACGGAGCGAAACAAGTCCAGTCTTATACATCCCGATTCCGTGAACAAAGAACTTAAAGACTTTCTGACTACTTCCTCAAGTTCGTCCAAATCAAATTGAAAGAAGAGTTCCCAGTATGCGTTGGTTCCTATGCCGTATCTCTGCATGAAATCAAACTTGGGCAGAACCGCCATATCCACTAGGAACTCTTTGAACAGGGGATTACCCGACAGGCTTACTGTGGGAATCCCCTCATTGTTTAATCTTCGAGTTTTATCCATTTATCACTTTTCAATAATACCTCACGTCCGAAGAATATACCTTCCTCATCAATAGCGGTAATCTCTTTCTTAGACCATTTGTCAAGCAGGATAAGAATCTTGTCACCCACTTCAACACCTTCCCAAAGAATATCTTGGGGAGCATACAAATCCACAGCCGAGAACAGACAGTTTATGATATTCACGTTCTCCACGGTATTCGCAATGAGTTTCTTGTTGAACTCGATTTTCTTATCCACGTCAATGGGATTCTTCAACAACTGGGTAGCGGTTATATCACCTTTGACAAACCGCATAAGCTGATACATTGCTTCCGGACAATAGTGTAACAGGTAGTCAACCAAGAAAGGAACAGCCGGAATGGCTTTACCGTCAACGATTATCTTGTCACCGTCAATTCGCTCAACATTATGGAACTCCGGAAGCAGAGTGCCCACGAATTTATATGTAGGTTCCTTGCTGGGAGTTTCAAACGTTTCCTCACGTGTAAGTTCCTCCAGTTTGTTAAGGAATGACTTGTATCTTATCTTGCGATTTGAAAGGTCAGTCAAAAGAGCCTTCACGTTTTTCTGCCAGCGTCTAAAGGGAATCATATCCGCGAACAGCATAGGGTCAAAGTCAGCCAGCTTACCGTTACGTATCCATGTGATTTTGTTCAGAACTTTCTTACGTAAAAGGTCAAAGTCCGGTTCTTCTTCCTCTTCAACCACGATTTCCTTTTCAGCTTTCTTCTTGGATTTCTTGGCTTCCTTACCACGCTCAACGGCAGCAGCAAGTTCCTCAGATGTATGTTCAACTCTTGAAGTTTCAAAAAAATCTCCCAATTCAGCCGGAGTAGGGATGCCCTCGAACGGTGTGTCTACAACCTTATATTTTTTGGTTGTGTCCTCAATCATAAACCCGTTTTCCTTGGTACATGAAATACGGTATCCACGGAAATGGAGTTTCCCTTTCTTGATTGTCACATCCTCACCGAAATAACGGTCTTTCAGATAACGCTGGTAAGTGGTAAGGCTCATTTCGTCCGTATCGACAATATCAGCCAATTGGGAGAAATCACCTATGACCTTATGGCAGGTTTTCTTTATCGTGTCAATCTCATACAGTTTACCGTTAACGGATGGAGCCACTTCAATGGATTCCGACTTTTTGGTTTTCTTGGGTTTCGCTTCCGATACAGGAGCAGACGGTTTAGGTTCTTCCGCCGGTTTCACCTTGACAATACCAAGAACACCTTTGACGTAATCAAGAAGTTCGGGATTCTCTGCCTTGAGAAGCTGGAACACTTCAATCTTTCCACCCATTTTTTCAACGATGCCTTCAACCTGTTTTCTTTCAAGTTCCACATTGGGAGTTTTACCGAATCTTGTTCTGAATCCTTTTACTGTGCTGATGAATTTTTTTGTTTCCATAATTTTGTGAGATTAAATGTTTGATACTTTTTTAATTGTTGCCGGAGCGTTATTCTTATACAGGTACGCCCACTTTGTAACCTGTTCCATTGTTCTTGGTACGATACTGTCGTACTTCTGTTTGCCATTGCCGAAATCATGTCTGAAAACGGCTCCATCGGTGTTGTCACATAGGAACTCCAATATCCTTACAGCCTTGTTCCATACGGAACGTTTATAAAACTGGGGCTTGCAGAATCCTATGAAAATCAAATCTACGGTTTCTTGTATTCCCATTTGGTAAATTGTAAGCAGGGAATCAAAGTTCCCTACTATAAAGTTTAATGAATGACTGCCAGTTGATATGCCGTGTATCGCAAAAGGTAACGGCTCCACAATTTTTTCGCTTCAATAAATCATTGAGCATCTTACGTTCCTCAGATGTTATTCCGTCAGTTTCAAACCCGTCAACATAATAGGCTTGTTCAAAAGCGGCTTTAGATACACCGAGTTTTTTGCTCCACCTGTTTATGAAAGCGGCTTCGTTCTTTGCGCTGGTGTTCATTTCACTTTCCTTACACATGGTATTCCTGTCAACCATGCTGATGCTAATTCTAACTTTCTTCATAGACCGTTCGTTTTATTTCGATATACAAAAGTAGTTATTTTTTTCGGAATAACAAAATAGTAAGATACTTTTTTCAAGGTAACTATATTAATATTTGTTAATTGATAGTGCAGCGTTAAACAGGTGCACAAACTGGTATATAGTAATAATGAGTTCGGAAAATTGGTTTATACCGGTTAGTTCATAAAATGTACTTAAATCAATCGGCTCGTTACCAACGTAACGGTACATTTTGGGAGGCTCGTTTTCGGTTACTGTAAACTTATACATATAGCTTTCCACTTTATCGGATATAAGCACAAACCAAAAATTGTCCTTGTCAGAACGCAAGAAATATCTTTCCATGTCATTTTTGTTTTTCCGGAAATGCAACATCATACATATAATCCCAAAGGTACGGGTCGATATAGCTGGTCTTGCATACCGATGCCGTATTGTTAAGTTTCTCGGAAACATCGGTACACACCTGTTTCACTAAAGCATTGAAAGCCGATTTGGTTTTAACCTCCATCAGTTCATCCTTATGCCGGCTGAATGATTTCCACGCTTCGATGTTGGCTCTCATGGTACGCAAATCCTTAGGAGTGAAATTTGCTCCTATATGACGCTTGACAAACTTGGTAAACTCATAGGCGGTTATCTCGAACAGCGTTTCCGGAGGCTGTGCGGTAAGTTTGATTTTCTCCACATGGGTCGCAAGGTCGCCGGTTACAACAAAGCTGTTCTTTACGGAACGTTTCCCCAAGAAGTTCAGATAGACCTTACCACCTCTTAGTGTAACGTGTTCCGGAAGCAAGGTGGTAAGACCATAGGTCTGAACGAACTCCGGTTCACGTGTCTTGTCATAGGGGCTTACGGTTGTCATATATCCTTCCGCCGAAGATTCGTTCCCTATGCGGATGCCCGTATGGAGCATCAGCCGGCACGCACACGCCAGCCGGGCGTTCAGTGTTACAAGTTCTCCCCTTTTTGCTATACGCCCCATCATGGAATCAAGTCCGGTAAACAGTTTAGCCAGTTTCACCATCCTGTTGAACTTTCCCGAATAGCTTCCTTTCGGGGAGCGGAAAAACGTTATCATTTCACCGTCCACTTCAAACGTATATGTATCTATCCCCATACCACATAGTTTATAAAGTCGCTCAATGCAGTCATAAATTGCAGGAACATTCCCAGCAGCATAGCACCTATAACGAACAATACTGCATACCAAAATCTCATCCACCATTTTCTGATAGGGGAAATAAGAACCTTGTTCCCGAATCTTCCGCTTATAAAGTCACAAATTGTATTCATAATAATTATCCGATTAAGTTTAAAATCATTTTCATTCCTTTCTCACCATAGTGTTCCGTAACAATGTCACGCATGGACTTTCCCTCTTCCTCGTAGTTACCGTACTTTTCATGCAGCCAGTCGTCAAAGGCGAATATGTCTGTTATCACCAGTCTGAACACAACGCTCATAAGTTTGTCGTGAACCTTGGAAAACTTGATACCGAATATACCCTCGAACTCATCAGCCACCTTCTGAATCTGGTAAAGCGGATATGGAGTGGGGGCTTCGCCCACCGCTCCGAACAATACTGCATACAATGAAGCATCCATAGTCAATAAACGTTTTCGTCCAACAAGTCCTTTCCTATGAGTTCGTTCACCTGTGGGGCTGTCATTGTGTAGAACCTGCCCCTGCGTGACAAACCTTTTTCACTGTAAACCTTCTGACCGTGGTAACGGTCCTGCGCCTGACTGAACAATATCTGATACACGCCCGTGTACGCCACGATGTACAGTTTCTGGGAATACACCATCTCCACCTCTTCACGTAGCAGCTCCACACCACCTATCGTGCAATGAATATCCTTTCTCATTTTCTTGTCTTTTTATTGGTTTTTACTCTTTTCTGTTTCAACACCATTTCCGATGTCTGCCATTTGTATGCGGCTTCCACCACAACCTTAACGTCACGTCCGTATTCGATGTCCTCGTCTTCCGTACCATAGAAGAAATCCTTGTTGTCAACATCATACCCTACGTAACGGTAAGTGGGAAATTCCGAATCGGAAACGTACCTGTATATGCGGAAGCACTGCCATCTTCCATACCACTCGAACTTCACCTTCTGACGTTTCAACTCATCTTCCAGCTTTCTGACGCACATCATGAAATGTTCCTCGGTGCGTGACAGCTTGAAACCGCTTTCGGACTTGTCTTTCAGATATTCCATGTCATACGGTTCAAGAACATCCGGTTCCTCGTCCTCGATTTCATCGGGAACCACATTCCCCTTATTGTCGTACATTCTCTCGTCACGGACAATCTTTACCGAATGGTCGGGCGTACATGCCCACTGGTAGATTTTCAAAAGTGTTTCCTCATTCAGTGTCCGGAGTGTGTAAACGGAAATGGTAGGGCTTGTCTTATGGATTTCAAATATCAAGTCGCCCACTGTCAATGCTTTTGTTCTCATAGTCGTAATCAATTGGTTCATTTAAAATAATTCTTAGCGACAAACATCTTCAACTTTAACGTGTAATATTTTCCAAGTACCTATTGCCAAATCAAGTGTTCCATTGGGATTGATTTTCTCGATAACGAATTTTTTTACTGGGTAAAAGTTATAAGTTACCATACGTCCTAATTTTGCATTAAACTTCTTTTTCATCTTTCTTGTCTTTTAGTGGTGAATACTACGTTTATTATTTCGATACACAAAAGTAGTTATTTTTTTCGGAATAACAAAACAATAAGATATTTTTTTCAAGATAACTATATTAATATTTGTTAAGTACGTACGGTTACGTTGGTAGGTACAGTTTACAGGTTAACAAGCAAATCATAATCCTCACGTGACAATATCCGGATATGCCCGGTAGCGAAAGTTTCAAACAATTTGACTCTTGCAAGATTAAAACAATCGTATTTCATTACCCACTTCATAAGCGGAACCATCTCGCCCGTACTATCCTTATACATGACTTTGGTATTTTGCCAATCTTCCGGACCCATCGTTTCCAGTAATGTTATGACAAACATCTTTTCGTTTACAGCCTCGCACTCGTTTTCCGTATGCAGTCCGGTAACACGGTTGTAAATCGTATATCTGAAATTCATAGGTTTCTTATGATATTAAATGATTCGTCTGAAAGCAGATGCAGCTCTCCCTTAACGAACATGGTAAACAATCGGTCCTTTAACTGATCCCTCAAAGGAGTTGAAGCTACATAGCCTTTGAAAGATATGCCGTTTATCTCTAATGTTTCCAGACATTCAATGGGAACATTGTCAATGACAAGGGCAAACGCCTCTGTTATTGACGGCGCAAGGACTTCATTACACGTTCCGAATGCCGTAATATCATCCGGATATTCATAAGGGTTGTAATAGCTAAAAGTAAACTTTTTCATAAGCAGTATGTTTCTAATTTAAATTCATTCCGTTTTCCAGTGACAGGAATGTCCGGACAATAATATTAAGTATCATATTATATATTCCTTATAGTTATATAGCTATTAATATTAATTGCCACGAAGTTCCCTGCACCTTTATTGTACCATCATTATTTAGTTCTTTTCATCAAAGTAAATATACGAAATATTTCACACCCGTCAAAACTCCGCACACTCACCCGTTCGCACACGAAGTATTTATTTTCAAATATGCAAATGCCACACAAAACCCGCAATTTTCACACAAGCCACACCACTCACACCGTTCCACACACAATCCATACATCATCCACACGCCACACAGTTACTTTTATTTTTATCAAAGTAAAAAATACAGGTTCCAAAATCTACTGTCTAACCTACGTCAACCACCCGACCCGTTTCCCGTACCCGATTCCATTTAAGGGTGGGGGCTGTCTAATCGAGCTACCATAGGTGAAATGCCACACATCCCTCTGGTTATTTCCATCCAAATATCTGCCACACACATTGCTTTCAAAGTAACAACCCTGTCTGTGTTCTATCCGTGATAAAAGTAACTGTTCTTTTCTGAAAAATAGCCGCCGGAAAAATTAATCTATCTAATTAGAAAAACAAAAACGCCGGAAAGTTATTCCAGTCTATATAATATATAGTAGCCAATTAAAAATTATCTGCGGAATTATTTGACTGGTTAATTACCTAATCTAACTGGCTAATTAAATTAGAATCTAAAATAGCCAATTAAAAACGCCCGTAATTAAATTAATCTAGTTACCTATATCAAAGTAAGCCTCGTTTTTCCCTATGCTGGAGTAATAAAAACGCCTATATGGACAATCTTCCTGTATAAAATAAGTAGTTTCCTAGGAAATTCCGGTATAACATGGACAATCTTATTATCTATATACGTAAAATAACACGCCAATTAGCCAAATTACACAGCAAAAAGCTGTCTTTTACCTTTCCCGCTTAGGTATATCTGTGGTTGAATAATCTTTTATTAATATATCTGTGGTTAAACAAGGTCTGTGTCACACTTATAAATAGTATAGTTATGTATATATATAGTATTATATAGATATATTAATAGTAAAAACATTAACCCGCGAAGGGGTTTCCGGAGATTCCGCGCATTTTCTCCCATGTAGTTACATATAAAACCGCAGTTTTACCCCCTTATTTGCTTGGTTAGATAATCTACCCTACTATAATTACTCCTTATTACCGCTACTTAATTACCTGACAGCCAAAATAAAAACCCGTTTATGCGGAAATTTTTATTTTCACGCACAAAACGGGCTAATCAATTCGAGTCTTTTAAATACAAATTTGTGGTTGAGTAAGGTTTTTACTCAAAGTAAAATGAAAGGAGCCACTTTCACAAGCAACTCCTTTCTGTGTATAAACTAAATAAACTAAATAAACTAATCTTCCCAACGCTTTGGGAAAGGCAAATGTAAATAAAGCTAATTATAAACACCGACTAAAAGACTATATTTTATCTTGAGTCCATGCGGTAAGGAACCAGCTTTTCAATTCATTCCACTTACTTAGCTGTGTCATTAAATCCGCAGTGACATAATCGTTCTGTTCATTTGCGTCCGAATAAATTTCGTTCTGCAAGTTTGTAAGTTGTATAAGACTTATCAAAGTAGCCTCAATCATAGCACGTGGTTCAGTAGCATCTTGTGAGCCTTCAACTTCTGAAAGTGAAGCGGCTTCGGGCAGCGTAAGATGGATGGGATAGCCTAACTGCCTGATTCGTTCCGCAACACTATCAGAATTTGATACGGCTTCATTATACAACTCCTCTAACAATTTATGCAATTCATTAAAACTTGGTCCGACAATATTCCAGTGGAATACATGGGTCTGTTGGTAGAACACTGTCCATGATGCAAGAAGTGCCCTCATACGTTCTACGGTATCTCTATTAATATTAGCCATAATATTTACTGTTTAAATATGGAACAAATATACAATATTAATTCAAATAAACAAACCTAAGGAGCCTTATTATTGACAGATTTCCCACAGATTTTCAGTATTCTAGCCTTACGGGCATATTCATCGCACCATCTGTTAACAACATACCTCGGATGTTTTATATCCATGTGCCCCCGTATGTTCTTAGCATAATAAGAGAGAAAATTCCTATCAAGAATACTCTGCATTTCAATACGCAATCTTTCAATTGCTTCATTTTTATACGTATGTTTTTTCCTGTTTACTATATCCCTGCAACATTTGTTATCCACATTGATAACAAGAATCTCAACGGGGATTTTGTTTTTCATCACCCAGTGTATCCCGTTCATTACAGACCATATCTCGGCAATATTGGAATCCCACGTGGGGTTCTTGAACGGCGCCCATATTTTTACAGTGACTAAATCACAATTAATCCAGAGCGCATAACCGGCTTCTCCAGTAGCAGGATTAACAGAAGCGTCCGAATTGATTGTGCAATAACCTTTCATTGTGACGCTCGTATATAAGATGCTACTCTGTTTATTTCTCCAACGGATGGCTGATACTTCACTCCTTTTTCAGCCTGTATGTGCAGTATAGCCTTATGCACATAAGGAATGTTTTCCTTGTCATACTGTACTGAATCTTCTTTCATAACAGTCCAGTCAGTTACGTAATTTGTGGTCAAAGTAGTTTCCATCATACGATAAAGTATTTTACAGTAAAATGAGTTTTGGGATAATCTTTTTCAAGGTTCTCGGAACCGAATACGGACACATGGAATCCTTCAAGCGTTTTTTCTATTTTCGCCCCTATAAGTATTTTGTCCGGTTCGGTGTAGTTTACAACTCCGATGTAACGGTCCTCGGTACAACTTACAATACCCAACCGTCCTCTCAGTTCGGATTCCGGTATGTTGTTTTTCTCACAATACTCAAACAGATACGTTTCAATTACTGAACGCTGGTCAGCCAATGCCTTTTGCACCAACTTTGAAGAAGCGTCCGATGGTTTTTCAATCAATCCTTTTGTCATTATAATCTAATTTACGCATTATTATTCTTTCTACATTGTCATTTCTACGGTGTAACTCCGTAAGGCATACAATAAGTATATCAACCAGTTCTTCCTGAACTTCGGAATACTCCGAAATATGTTCGGAAGAAACATCCTCATTAGCTTTAAGGAGTTCACAAAATTCATCTTTAAGACTATTTGTACACTCTGCATACCGTTTCATAGGAGCAGACACCTCGGTAATTTTCCCACGTTCAAGCGCACGTTTGTAAGCGTGCTCGGCAATTTCGTTTATATTCATCTTTCAAATAATATCCATAAATAATACATATTGAGATTCCCCCTGTCAAGTATCTTGGTTACTCTTAGGGGAGATACAGCCTGAAATTCAAATTCAGCCTTGAAAACTCTTAGGACTAAATTATTATGTAGATAGTCCGTATAGTATTCATTTTCCTTTTGCTTTTTCAACTTCACGTACTTACATAAGAATATGACAATAAGCAAATCTGTCAGCAGCAAAAGGGCTATTATTCCTATGAGTAACTCAGTAATCATAATGTAGGGGCGCTTTTATATATTTCCAATTCTTCCTTAGTCGGAAACCTGCACTTATCCACAGGGAAACTAGGAATTTCAACAATCTCCAGAGGGTCGGTTTCATCCGGCATCGCTATTGCACTCCCATAGTAGACGAACATCATCTTTGCTCCGGATTTACTTACATCAACAGGGTCAGCCAGTTCAAACATATATTTGCTTGAACCCAATTGAGCCACTATGTATGTTCCTTGGTTTACTATGAAACTTTTAGTGACATCATAAAAAGCACCCACTCCGAAAACGGTGGGATTTATAGTTGTTATGTGTTCTTTATCTTCACTCATACTAATGGTAAACGTCTATATTGTTTATACTCATCTGCTGTAAGCAGCCGACATTCGGAAAGCAAGAACTTTCTGTAACCATACTGTGTAACATCAAATTTCGGGCAAAACAATGTTCCCGGCTCAATATACACAGGAGTTGAACTTGGAGAGTTTCTTACGTGCACAGGTTTGGAAACCTCAAAAAAGAAATATGTGTCATTTCTATATGCGTTTACGGCTACTCCGGCAGGAAGCACTGTTTCACCAGCAGGAAGCCACATAGCGCTTCCTCTCAAACCCCTTTCCAACGGGCGTATAAAATCAGCTATTGAATGTGCCATATTTGTATTAATTGGTTTACTTGAATATACAAAATTATTTTGATTTTACAAAACGCTTGCAACCTTTAAGAAGCATTACATGGTATTCCGGCAAACCAGCCTTAACCAAATCAAGAATGACTATGTTTATGCCCTCAACCAGTGCATTATAGGAGTTTCCTGTAAACTTGTGCCTGTTTACTCCCCATAACAGTCTACCCGGAATTTCACTACGGACGGACAAATACCAGTCGGAACCCTCTTGCACACCTTTGATAATTACAGAGTGTGTTCCCAGTGTACCCTCGTCACTGTATTCAAAACAAAAATCCCCAGCCGGATTGCTGGGGAGTAACAACGTCAGAAGTTCTACTTCAATCATTAACCTAAACCTAATAATTATCCAATCGCTATCATTTGGTAAAATTCCTGTTTCAGTTCGCCTTCAAAGAAATCTCCCCCCAAACGACAGGTAACAGTATCAGAATTTATATCCTCAATTCCTCTCAGTTTCACACAAGTGTGTTCCGCTTTTATGAGAACGGCTACATTGTCCGTATCAAGTATATAACTCAAAGCATAATAAATTTGTTCGCAAAGTCTTTCCTGAACTTGCGGTCTACGACAGAAAAATTCCACAATACGGTTGATTTTGGAAAGCCCGATAACAGTATTGTTAGGAATATAGGCAATAAAAGCCTCACCCATCATAGGAATGAAATGATGCTCGCAAGTCGAGTGAACCTTGATGTGTCGTTCAAGAAGCATACTACTGTAATGCATCTTATTCTGTATAGTGGTTATCTTAGGGAAATTATGGTAATCAAGCCCCCAAAATATTTCATCCACATACATACGGGCAATTCTTTTCGGAGTATCCGAAAGCGAATCATCATCCATATCCAAACCCAATGAGGTCATTATATTATGAACGGATTCCTCAATTACTTTTTTCTTGGAATCGGTATCAAGGGAAGCACTTATTTCCAAAGGGGTTTCAACACCATTATTCATAAGTTCCTTATGGACTTTAATCCCAAGTTCATAGTCAGTCTTATTTTTATCCAACATATTAAAGAGCGTCTAAGTCGTTCAACAAGTTTGCATATTTATCTGGGGAAAACTCATTGTAATGTTTCTCCATGATTTTTTTCACATCTCTCAAGGAAACTTCCTTGTCGGTAATAACCCTACTAACAGAGAATAAATCCGGGCTGTCAAGACAGAAATCCCGTGCATATCCTACGGCAACGGTTCTTGTGGTGTCATAAAAGAAAATGATTCTCTTTCGTTCAACTCCGACAGTTCCCTGTCGTACCACATATTCCTTACCATCCTGTGTTATGAACATAGGTTCTTTGTTACGTATATCCATTACACAGTTTTTACGTTAGTAATCTCGGCAGTACCTTCTACTTTAATAAAGTCACCTTGTAATGCCCCAAAATACTCAACCATGCCGGCAGGTATCGCAACTCCTGCACCCATAGCCTCGGAATCAGATTTTTCCAAACTCCAAAGACGCACATCAGTTTCGGCATATACTCTTAATATAGAATCAGTAGCCTGAACTACTGAATCTGAAACACTGGTGGCGATGTCAATGCTCATACATTGCATTACTCGCCCTCTGTTATCAACTCCTGCACCCATAGCATAATAATTTTTATTTTCACAAATATATAAAGATTATACGTATTCACCTAGTTCAGAGGCCAATATTTTTCGTGCAGAGAATATCCGGCTCTTTACCGTACCCATAGGAATAGATAACTGGTCGGATATTTCTTGGTAGGAAAACCCATTCATGTACATAGTAGTCGGTTCACTCAGAAAAGGCGGAAGTTTTCTTACCGTTTCGAGAATTTCCTCTTGTACAAGATGGTCGCCACTATTGTCTATACGGGTAGATATAGGAGTGAGATTTTCAAAATGATACCGACTGTTCCATCTAACATCATTAATGAAAATATTTCTCATTACAGTAGCAGACCAAGCCCCGAAAAATGTACCGTCCTCATACTTGTCATAGTTTTCCAGTACCTTTAAGCAGGTGTCCTGAAATAATTCCTCGGCTACATCCGGGTCTTTACATAGAAATTTTGCGTATGTGTGTAAACGGGTAAACTGGCTGACAAGTTGTTTACCCACTTCATCCCTCGTCATATTCATACGGATTATTATAGTCCACTACTGCATTTCCCTCCACATACTTCACGTAATAGTACGTATCATTGACTTTTATAAGGGGAATATACTGCCCGTTTGCAAAAGTTCCGGAACGTCTGGGAACATCACCTATACAACCCACAACATAGTGGTCTGAGTTATAAAGAACCCAAGACGCAATTTCTTCTACGTTCATTGTATCAATAGCATTATAAGATTAATAGATAATTCATTCTCAATAACTAAATGACTGCCACCCCATACATCTTGCAATGTATCGTCATAACCTATGAGCCGGTAGAAACCGTATCTCTCACCGACTTTTCTACATAGCAAATGATAATGAGGCTTGGACTTTGGAGCATCGGAACCCAATTCGACAGCATCAGAAAAAGACGGTTCCGTATGACTGTCACCCTGTACCTCTATAATACGGTACGGACCTGTAACCACTCCGCAATCATGGTGTACAGTAACAATCATTCCCTCTCTAAGCATACGGAGTAAGTTTACAGATTAAAACATAGGCATCCTCGGTATTCTTCATCGGAATGGTTTTCTGAATACTGAACGAGCATCCCAAAGGAATTTTTTCTATATTGTAGAATATCACTTCACAAGAAGCAAAATCCTTAAAGGACAGACCATCTTCATAAGTATATTCACAGCCGGCAGCTTTAGTAAGAAACATAACAGCCTGTTCGGGAGATATGAAACGGTCGGTTTTCATTTGAATCTCTCCACATAGTTTCTCCTTTGCAAACTGCTTTTCGATAACTTTTATTTCATCAAATATTCTCCTGCGCACTACTATGGGAAATTCCTCAATAACCTCAGTAAAATTTAAACTTAGCTGTGTGACAGTCATAATTCCTAAACTTATCATGGCATTTTGTTTTAGTTACGGTTGAATATACAAAAAATAAGGTATCTTACAAAACGCCATAAAATAGGGTGACTACTTCACAGTAACCACCCTAGCACCCGTTTAGAATAAATTTTTAGAATTTACTTTCTACATGGAAATATTTTCTAATCCAGTAGGGACGGTCTTTGTCCTTCAAGTCAGTCAAAGCAAGGTCATAGCAAGCGATAATGTATTTGTCCTTATCATCGCCAATCCATTTCAAGATAACACTGTTCTGGTCGGAAGCAGCCTTGTTCATTGCAACATACAATGCCCATTTGTTGTAGTAAGGTTCACATTCAACCCTACCGTCATGTTGCTCAACCTTTTCAAACAGTTCATCGGGGTCACGCCATTTGGGTCCTTTACTACCATCCTGATTCTGAAATGCGGCAACGATTTCCTCGGCTTCATTTTCAGTAAGGAAGTTATAGTATTTAAGAGTACCCTCATAGCACTCAAGAACTTCTTTAGCCATTCTCGGATTTACATCGGCAAGAACGGTGAAAGCCTTTTTAAATGCCAACAGGGATATTTTAATATCCTCGGCATCATTTGCTGTGGTAGCCTCATTAAAGACGGAACAGAATTTGTCCATCAATTCATCTTTAGTCATAATCGTCCTAGTTTTTATTTTCCGCAATTAGGGCAGTTTATCACTTTCGGAGGAACTTGTTGTATCGTCCTCGGCTTGATATATTTTCCCATAACTTTTGGTGTAATAGTAGTTAAAAACATTAAGAAGAAGCTCAACCCATAATGCCAGATACGCCAGAGTGAATGAGTAAAAGAGGCTGGGAATAACCCCCTGCCCGGTAATGAACAGGGAGTATCCCAGTGTCGTCCAAAAGGTAAGGCACTTGGAACAATTCAAAACCACGTTCTTTTTACTATGAAAGGTTATGATTTCTGCAAGCCCCAAATGGTTAAACAGGACGGCTATTAGCATTATGTAGATTAAGTCAAGCATTCTTATTTCTTAGAATTAGCCACGGCTACGGAAGAGGTTTCCTCTGTTGATGCGGTTGTGGCAAACGCAATAGTTACAGGTGTAAGCAAGTTATACCCGTGTACATTTCCGTTACATTTCACATTAGCGGCTGATTCCAAAGTTTCCCCAACTGTCAATGTGGGTGCTGTGGTTATCACTCCTGCGAAGATAACATCAAAACTCTCGGTAAACATTTTCGTAAGAGGACGGCAGCAGCATCTTGGGTTACTACCTCTAGGCATATAGGTAATACTACCTTTAGCCAGAATGGTAAGATACGTCATTCCGTTAAGAACTTGTTGGCTGGCTACGGAATATTTTACCTCAGCCTGTGGTTGAACCGTTGCGTTCAGACAATAGCATTGGCAAAGGTTCTCGGTTATACTCACCGCATATTGCTGGGAGTTAGCCGAAATTGCAATAGGTGTTACGTTAATCATAATCCTTATTCAATTAGGTTTATTTTTTATTTGGGGCTTCTTCCGCCTTGGGTTTTTCCTCGGCAGGTACGTCACCGCCCAAATTCGGTGACTGTATAGGGGCGCTACCCGGTGTTAGGATAGGGGTCAAAACCTGAATCAACCCTGAAATAATAGTCTGCATATTCATAAGTAGCTCCTGATTTTTCAGACCTAACTGTACTGCGCAATACGCTCTATTACCTATATCACAGGTAGCGCAATTTTTATCACAACCTTCTTTAGCCATAACTTTAACTGTTTAAGAAATTAATAATTCCTGCCTTTACAAACATATTGGACTTCCATCGTCCTAATGCGGTGGTAAGTTTGCTTGCAGTAACTGCACGCCCTTCTTTGCGATTTTCCTCAATAAATGCGTGTACCGCTTTTCTACATTCTTCTACTTCCTGTTCTGTTTCAGCGTAGATAAACAATTTCATTTCAAATGCCTGCATAATATTCTAAATTTTATTCAGTAGGTAACGGAGGAATATCCACGGGAGGTGTGGTCGGAGTATTGATAATCGGCTCACCTTTCCTTATGGATTGTATAAAGTTGAATGTTCTTGTAACATCATCCTGATGTTCGTTGAACCATCCGAGAATAGTTCCGGCAGTTTCCTTTATCTGTTGGAAAGTAGTAGGTACTACTGGGTCGGTATCTGGCAACTGCATATCTTTAGCAAAGAAATCATACATTTCCGTAGCCTTTTTCAAATCACCGTTTGCAATAGCCAGACAGGACATCTTCAATGACATCTTACTACTTGTTCTCAGTCCTTTAAGCATTTCCAACTTCACTTTATTGTTACTCCAAATCATGTTTAAACGGGTTAAAGGGAGTTCCCCTATTTAGAGAACTCCCGAATTTTTTACTGATTGCATCCGCATCCAGTGTTGCAGCAACAAGGCATAGCCGGTTGATACAAAGCTACGGGTTGAGGATTAACCTGTCCGTTTCTTCCGGAACCACCGTTCAGTAACAAAGCCAAAGCCTCTGCCTGAGCCAAAGCACTTGCATTAGCACCTGCTCCTGCGCCTGCTCCACTTTGTGCATTAGTGATGATACGGATAATATCCAGATTGTTAGGAGTCTGGTTATTCTGGTGGTTAACTCTCTCAGCACGTTCTGCCAAAGCAGTAGTAGCCAGAATATCAATAGCACGTTGGTTGCCCTTGCTCTGTGAGTTGGCATAAACACCACCGAAAATCCATGCGCCTACGGCTGCAAGGAGTGCGGTACTACCAATTGCCAGACCTGCGATACCAACACCTGATGGTCGTCTAGCTGATTTCTCAGCCATCATAAAATGTTCGTAAGAACTCATGTCAGTTCCTTTACCCATGTTAGCGATGGTCATTAATTCTTCCGCTGTCATAATAGTAAGTTTTTAATGATAATTTTTAGAAATCTTCCTCTCATTAGGAATTGGTTCAAAGTTCGCTAAACATTCTCTCTTGGGAAAGGAATAAGTTACTAGCCCTTTACTTTTTCTTTACTGTCGAACACTTTAGCGTAAACTCTCTCATAGTTCAGATTCACAAAATAACGCTTACGCCTGTATTTAAAGTTATTACGTATAATACATACACCCGGACGTGTAAGTCCTGTAAGCTCCGCGATTTTATTATCTGAGAAACTACGGTTGCCCAGTATGTAGACTAGAATGTGTCGGGCATCCACACATTCCTCACAATTAGAGGTTAGAATCTTATCCTTGGAGATTCCTGTAACTTCTTCAACGACGCTCATTATGCGGTCGTACATTTCAATCATGGTATTCATTTTATATTCCAGTTAAACCTTTCTCTTAACTAATTTGTTACCTTTGTAATAACACCCCAAAAGTAATGTATATGAAAAACCCAGTCAATGACGTAAATACATCATATTTCAGTGAAGTTGAATTAAGAGTAGTGAAATTATTAGTCAGTGGCTCGTCTGAGAAGGAGATTGCTGACAGGCTATGTATCTCACGCCACACTGTTGACAACCATCTGAGGAATATTAGGGAGAGATTCGGCTTGCATAAGAATACGGAGATTATACTTCTGTACATTGCACAATTGAACCACAAACCATTCTCATTAGCCAATATAAAACAATATGGTCTTGAAGTAATCCTTGTGCTGGTGAATATCTGTACTTATACCGATTTGAAAAGTCTGTAAGTAATAAGAGTGAGTAGAAAGAAAATTATTCCTATGCCGGACAGAAGCGTTACGGCATAGAAGTACACAACCTCGCTTATAGGTACGTATTTGTAGATGAACGAACAGGCACAGATTCCTAGCAGGCATCCCAAGTTCAGTTTGTACCAAATACACATACGTTTTGCCGTAGCCATAACATAAAGAATCATTATCACAGAAAATCCTGCATTGATTGAACAATTATACACGAAGCTGTCTGTCAGCGAACCATTCAAGAATTTGTATCCGTGAATGTAGGCTGTTATAGTACAGATAAACGGTGCATACAACCGAACTAATCTACGCAGGACATCCATAGGCTTAAAAATGACTTTATTGCTTTGACCGATGCAAATATAATAGATTTATCCGAATAGGCACAAAAAAAGAGGAACTTTCTCAAGCTCCTCTTTCAAAAACCAACTAAATTACAATCATTTATTGCACAAACAAACAAGTTTTAACCGCCAGCTCCACCGATTTCAGCCCAATCAGCCACAGCCTTTTTGGTATCCACACGGATATAGAGTTTCTTACCAGTCAAGTCAGTGTACTGTGAACCTACTTTAAATACATGAGTGTCCGTAACCAATCTATCGTCAACATCAGCCGGAGCACCCTTACCAATCGCAACAGCATACAAATGTGTCTTATCTGCCGGATTGAGGATTGTTAAGTTTTCAATTTTAGCCATTTTGTTAAACTTTTAAATATTACACATTTTGAAACGTCAACTACGAAATTCTGTTCCGTTTCAAAGATACAAATAATATTCTTAATTACAAGTCTTTTGGAATATATACTTTATTAATTTGATTCTTGAACACATCATACATACATCCCATCTTGTGTGCCTGCATATTCAATATGACAAAACTTGACAGGTTATCCTTGGATAGGTTTTCCATAAGTTCGGCATAAGTAAGTTTTGAACCCCACATAAGTCCGGCAGCTATTTTACCTTTAAATTTCGGGTGTGCACCTATCCATTCTTTCATTTGTTCATAGTCGGAAATATCATCTATGACAAATTTAAGATAATCGTGTTCATCCATAAGCACCCAGTTTTCCGAGCGCATTTTTGTAGTTTCTCCTGTACTGCCTAGTTTATAATCAACCACAAAAGATATACGATTTACGTACTCTCCGCCCATGTCACCATAGTAATTTCTGAAAGGAGCATAATTGGCTAGGGAAACAGACCCGTTAGTTTCTACCACGATAAGAAAGTTAGCTTGAATGAGGTCTGTAATCAACTTAGGAATATCTGGGCGCTTCAACAATGGTTCACCACCTGTAAGGCAAATGATGTTATGCCCTATATCATGGCACGTGGCTAGTATTTCGTCAAGGCCCATTTCAGTTCCACTGTTCATTTCCAATGCCTCCGGAGTATCACAAAGAACCCCTTTGGTTGACTTATAACATCTCAAGTTACATCCTGATAAACGGATAAAAGTACAGGGCATACCGATTCCGAATCGGTTTACCTCACCCATATAGCCGGGATAAATGCAGTTTATTTTCATAATGGTTATATTTAGAATGATAAGACAAATAATTTTTCCGAACGGTTAAGGTAAGGAGAAAACATTTCTCTCTTACTTTTGTAGATACCACAAAAGTACCCTATGGCATTTACAATCGTATCACGGAGTTTAGGTTTCTCACTACGCAAAAGGTCTATAAGCCTTTCGGCACGTTCCTCGGTAGGAGTATCCAAGTAGTCGTTTATACGTTCATAGTATCTTCCCAGCGTGATATTACCCCTTACCATAGGGTAGTAAGTCTGATGTCGGTAATAGTTAGTCATTTCCCCTAATAGGGAAATACATATAACACCTCCGGCAAGTTCAGCCAGACGTGTGTTTTCTACAATCTTGTTTTTAGTTCCGGTCAAGGATTTCAAAGGCTTTTCACAACCTTTGGGAACTCTAAATTCAATAGAACTCCCCACTAAGTAGCGGAAGAGTTCTTGGGTACGTTTGTTCTCCATAACTGTCTAGGTTTCTTATGATATTTTGTAGAATGTAGTCTGCGTTTCGGTTTTCTCATTGCCGTTTTCTTTTACGTGAAACTTTTTCGGTTTCCTTTTCCTCCACTATTTCCTCCACATCAACTATATCCTCACGTGAGGACGGTTTTGCCGGAATGGATATGGTGGACGGTTGTTCTATTTCCTTGGGAGCACCTCCGAATATTTTGGATAAGATACCACCGCCGGCAGAAGTGGCAGCACCCCCAGCAGCACCTTTAGCCTCGATATTTACCGATATTCGTTCTCTTCCCAGTTCGGCTTTGGCAGCCATCAAATCATTAAGGCGGTCAATCTCTCCGGAAAGTCCGGCATCAGCGACACCACCGTCAACCTTTTCAATAACAGAACCTCTTCTTACTCTTTCATACTGGATGTCAATAAGGAAGTCCATCATATCGGCAGGTGTGGCAGGTTTCTTGTCACCCCAGTCTATACCACAGGCAAAATCCTTTCTGTACATAGGACACTTGTCATAAATGTAGCAGGAATTGCAGTTCATTCCTACGCCTATAATCTCATTTACAGATACCTTGTCACGGGTATTGACAATAAACTTGTCAAAGTCCTCACACCATATATCCATAGGGAGAGTTTTTATCCGCTTAAGATAATACTCCCGACAGTCAAGAAGATTATCCTCGGTTTTTCTACAAGTCATGCAGTCGGGATAACCCCCTTTTTCAAAGAAAGGACACAAATGTCTTTTCAACAAATCAGCATCCTCCGTACCACGAACAGCCTCGATTCTTTTTTCAATTGTATCAGTTGCCATACTATCTTCTTGTTTTATCGTAATACAAAACAGGTTTATTCTTTAGCTTGCAGTGAGCGATTTTAAGAAATTCCCTGCGGAATCCCAACCACCCTAGCAAGTTCATGTTATTTATAGGAATACGCTTTTCACCACGTATATCTTCCATACTCAGCCCGGCATCCTCATATTTGATACGGTTAGCCTTTCTTCTGTACTTATGTTTGTAGTCAATGGTGCTGAAATTTTTCCCGTCATAGTTATAAGTAGTACCAAAACGAGTACCTCCCAACCATGTTACAGAATCCACGGAAAAGAAAGGGAATCTTTGCAACAGGTTCATTTCGGTCCAAGCAAACCCATGTACTTTTGTTCCATAGGCATTTGTAATGCGATATATCTCGGCAGCATTATCTTTCATAGTCTGGTTACATCCTACGTAGTTATGTTGCTGGCAATACTCTTTAAGGCGTAACAGACCAGTCTTGTCACCCTGTGCGTCCTGATGCACCACATATACTACGTTTATATCCTTTTCGAGTGGTTTGAAATATTTTTCATTCCATCGGTCAACAACTTCCCTACCTACAATCATGTCCAAGTCAAGGTTTGCAGCGACAAATATAAACTTTTTATTTTCATGCAACCAAGCCACGTATTCCTCCAAATAAGGAAGCCAGTATTCTTCGGTAGTCATTTTATGCTCCACTTTTTTACCCATAAAGGAGAAAGCTCCGGAGTCCGTCATAAATATACCACCTTCCTTATGTTGTTTCTCCAATTGCGGTGGGTAAAATTTGAGTGACTTTCTCAAGTAGAAGTAAGAAACCAACGTGTCCTTTATACCGAAATCCCGTAATGTGGTATAGTCACCTACGGATGATGCGGAAAAGAACAGAGTGGCTTTTCTTTTACTCAACTCATTACCTTCTTCAAGAACTCTGCGCTCCATTTTTCCCTACGTAATGAAGTTATTACTTTCTGGCATTTGTCACATACTCCGCAATTGCGTTTTTCGTTTTCCCCATCGGGGCAAAAAGTAAGATGTGAGTAATCTAGCGTACTTAATTTCTTAGCCAGTTTTACAAACGGCACATTCATTGCCGGAGCAAGAAGTTTAATCTTATAAGACTTGGCAAACAAATATTTTGCCTCTTCATAGAAAAGATAACCACCGTCAAACCATGAACTTCCCAAATCCACAGCACCGTATGCCACTTTCTTTATTCCCATAGCAGTAGCATAATTACCTGCCATAGAAAGAAACAAAAGATTCCGGCAGGGAATATCCACATTATGCACGTTACCATCCTTATCACGAATAGGCTCAAACTGTAAGGGGTAAGTTACTTTGCGGAAACTCTTGACGGAATCTTTATAGATTTCAATATAATAACCTATTGCAGACAGTTCTTTTTCAATATTGTCCTGCCCATAGTCAACATAGAACAAATGAATATCATACGATTTGGAGAGTTTATCCAGATTATACAGGCTTTCAAAACCTCCAGTAAACAGCAAAACTACTTTTTCTCTTTTCATAATCTTATTAAAATAGAAAAAGCCCACTATGTAAATAGCAGGCTTTTTGTGAATACTTTTGGAGGGCTTAACGTCTACGTCCACCACGAGTAGCAGTTCTACGTCCACTGCCACCACGAGTAGCAGTTCTACGTCCACCGCCTCTACGAGCAGTACCGGCAGCGCCACCACCGCCTCCACCTCTAGTTGTTCCCATAATAGTGAAAATTTAAAAGTCCAGCAGTATTCATTTATAAAGCGATTAGCTGTAAAAACCGCTTGTGCAAATGTACTAAAAACTTTTATTCTTCCAAATAAAACCTGCGAAATTATATACTTAAAAAGAATATTTTAAGTCCAATAGCAGTAGTATTCAAGGACGCATCCTGAAAAAACGGCTGGACACCTATCAATATTCCCTTTTTAGCAAAAAATTTATTGCTTATAATTGCACCCTTAATAGCTTGGTTAAGCGCACCCGCACCAATAACTCTTATTATAATATCATTATCGGGATTGCTTTGGTAGGTAGAATAAATACTACCAGCCAATTTCTTGGCATCAGTAGATGAACTGCATCTTAGGGTAGTGACTTTTTCTTGTACTTCATTAATTGCTTCCATAATTACTACGATTTTACCCAGCGTGACTTTGAATAGTGCAAATATAACAATTATTCGTCTACTTCCACAGATTCAAGTTGTATTTTTGAAATCTTATGTAAATCTTCCGGACGTATAACAAGCAGGTATCCTTTACCACCTTTTTGGCGCAAAGCGATAATGGGAATTTTTTTCTCCACTTTAGCCTTGTTCCTAGTATCCTCGAACAAAGTCCATATAGCGGATTTTCCCCTAACCTTACATTCAATGTACAGTTTGGGATGAAGCGTGTCGCTGTTAGTATTATGACCGCTATTACTTCCGGACAATGGAACTCTCTTTGTACCGAAATGTTTGGCAACTTCTCTTTCAAATGACTTCCAACAGCTCTTTGACGTTGGTTTCTTAACCACTACATTATTCTTACGGATAACTTCCTTCTTAGGTCGTAATCTCCTACCGATACTTCTTTTAGGCATTACATTAAAACGGTTAATAGTTCCACTGGAATATCTACTCTTACAAAATGTGGATTATTGCAGGCGTTCCAGTTTTCATTAGAATTTAGGTAAGGCTGATAAAGATTACACATCCCGTTTTTGTAGAACTGGGTAATCTGATATACCTTGCCTGAATATACACTTTTTATATAGCTTCCCAAAGGGAAACAACTAGGATTATGGGGCATAAGTCTACATATTTTCGACACCTCTTCGTGTCAGTTCCCTACTAAGCATTGCCAGCACATTACTGAATGATTCGAGTTTTCCCGCAAGTAGGTCACGGAATATTTCCGCTTCCAGAAGTTTCTTATTCAACTTCTCCACTTCGGGAGTTACTTTAGCGGAAGTTTTTCTTTCGGTTACAGTACCACCACCTGCGGACAGCATCGCCTTATCACACGCTAAGTCATATTCAGACTTACATTGGGCATAAACAGCACAAGCTTCCATGTGTCTATCCTCGGTAAATTCACGCCATGCGGAATATTTGGCAATCATGTTACCCAGTTCGGTAGAACTTGTTTCCGCTATGGTTACTGGCATTGTGGGTAAACCTCCTTTTGGAGCCTCTACCTCGGCAAATACTTTACGGAATCTTTCTAACGGAGAAGATTCCTCTTTAGGTTTTCTTACTGGCATAATTTGTGAGATTTAATGTTTAAAACAATAAGTTGTATAAGGACAGCTCAAAGCAGCCTTGCAATGGGCGTCCGGACAAATTCTTGCAGGAGGAGTTTTAGTTTCCACACAGTCAATAATAGTGTTCATCTTTTCATCGGCTTTTTCCAACTCCGTTTCATTTACGGGCATGAGGAAATCCTTTATTTCGGAAGTATCCTTGTTTATGTACAGGTACAGAACTTTAGTAGCACCTAGTTCTCTAGCGTACAGGGATGCCTGAAACTCATGTTTGGCAAATGGACGGAATATCGCTTTTCTGTAAAAGAAAGAGTTCATGGTCTTTATTTCCAAAACCACTTTCTCCCCGAATACCGATTTCTTGAATACACCATCAGCCTTACCATTTATGTAACGGTCTTTATTCACTACTGGAACTTCCGCCTGTTCGAGAAGTCCTATTTTATAAAGTATAGCCTGCATATATACATGATACCATGTACCCACATCGAATGTTCTTTGAAGTTCCCCCGTGATGGTGGAAACCCTAACGTCACTGGGAGGAAGCCTACATAAGTCATAGTACATGAGCCTTGGGCATCCGTCCAATAATTGTGACGGGTGAAATACACCTTCTGCACGTTTATCCGGAGCCATTACAGTCATATAGAAATCCATGAACTCCATAAAGAAAATATCACGGTTAAAATCTTCTGTTATACCAAGAAGTTTCTTAATCTTTCTGCGGATTCCCAAAACGGAAAATATACTGGCAGAAGTAACCCCGTTTACACAGGCAGAATTTATCTTATCAGAAATTGATAAAGGTTTCTCATCGGAAGAACCTTTTATAGTTTTACGGAGTAACCTCCCTATACCACCTCTAGTCATTTTTATTTAAGTTAAAAGGAAAGGAGCAGCCATTTCTGAACTGCTCCTAACACGGAATGGAAAATTACAAATATCAGAGAGTCTGGTGATTCCAAAGTGGCTCGAACACTTGACCCACGCCTTAGAAGGGCGTTGCTCTATCCAACTGAGCTATGGAACCAAGTGGAACAGCATCGGCAATCTCACAAATCCAACGCTGTTCCTAGAACATCATTTAACCTCCGATTTGATGTTTCAAAGATAACAAATATTTTTTAGTTTCCAAAATGCTGTTTATAAAACATGAACTTTTGCTGCACTTAGAGTAGCTTTCTTGATTACTTTCCCTAAGCTGAAAGCGAGATTACTCATGTCCTCAAGCACAACCCAATGTTTGAACATTGTCTTTGGGTCATAACACATATTAATACAGACCTGAATTACAGTAAAGTCCATTTTCTCTACTTTATCCACACATTCCTTTGTATGTTCTATCGCCTTACTGCCCCTGTAACGGGAAGCACTCGGTTCACCGTCTGATAGAACAAACAGCAAAACATGATTCTGTGTCTGTTTGCGAATACGCTGGGCGGTTTCAAGTATGGCAATACCATCCCTGTTTTCACATCTTGCCTCAACAGAACCCAGGGAATACCTTGGCTTGAAAGTTTTTTCACGGTAAATCATTAGTTCGGTAGCACCGTCAAAACGACTGTCACCCGAATGACCGTAAATGAACAGTTCCACTTTTGGAGAATCCCCCAAAGCCTCATTGATAAGTATGGCAGTATCACGGGCAGCTTCTATTCTACCACCGCACATGGAACCACTCTCGTCAATAAGCACGCCCACACTTACACCGTCAGTCCTTACTTCACCTTGTCGGATATATACGGTAGGAACACCCTGTACGGCTTCGGCAAGTTTGGAAGTATCCAGCATACCGCTTCTCATAGAGCGGTGTATGTACTGGTATTCCTTACAATGGCAACGTATAACTTTGGATATTGCTGGAGCATAACGTTTAACTCTGGCAAGTGATTCCTTGTACCGTTCCTCATTAGTAGGAGGAAATTTGAAAAAGGCATCCTTGGTTCCTCCCATATCTACTGTGCCCTCACATACATCTCCAAGCAAACCTCTGTCCTTTTTCACGGCATCAGCAATTTTGGAGTCATCCATACGGTCCGGCATTGAACGGTCAAGTTTGTCAAGTATATCCGAACTGTCGGATGCCATTCGTTTCTCAACCTCCACACCCGATAGTCCTCCTCCGGAAGCGGAATCCTCTTTCATTTCCTCTTCAAGTTTGTCCTTATAGAACTCTTTAAGAATATCAAAAACCTTATAGGCAGCGAGAATCGTTTCCTTAGTAGTTACTGGATAGGGTAAAAGCACTTTCTTTATTTCAACGAGATATGGAGCATACTTTACTATCTCGGCTTCATCTATGTATTTAGGGTATCGGGCAATCTCCAGTATAAGATTGAGAAGAACCTCAAAATCATTAAGTTCCGATTTTTCTTTTTTGGGAGCGACATAATCCAAGTAGTAACTGTCAAACCAGTAATATTTGCTTCGTTCCAAGAATCGTGCGAAACCCGGTTTCAAATCACCGCAAAGTTTCTCAATACGTTCATCTTCCAGTATATTGAATAATCGGGATATGATTCTGTTACCGATAGAAGTCAGACGTTCCTTGTTTGTGTACAACAAGTGGCATCCCTCATGTACAGTGGTCCCCAAAAATACGTCCAACCGTTCACCAACAGTAAGAGCCTTGTCAGTAAGCATTATGGTGGAAACCTGTACTTTCTGAAAGTCAGTGAAACTGTCCTCCCCGTTATGAATTACAACTTTTACCTTGTAGGGAATATCCATAGAAGTTATCATATCACGTGCCAGAGGATATGCACGCTTTATCAGTTCTGCTTCATCAGCACATTCCAGATAGTAGGAAGAATAGGCACTTCCCTCTTCCAAGGTACTTTCCCAATCAAGTTTCCCCTCTTTTCGTATATGTGTGAACGCCTTACCGTCACGTTCCAACCAATCTTCCAAAAGTTCGTCCACGATTTCATCGGTGACAACCATATCTTTATCCACAGCCATAGTCAATATGTTATTTTAAATAGTTCCTTTTTATAATACCCGGTTTTAAGCAACTCGGATTTCTTGTCATTAAGTATAGGAAACGCCCTATCTTTCAAGATGCGTTTCCCGTTATACCACAAGCTACCGTAGGTCTTTTTCTTAGGTTTGTCTACGGGAAATTGATTACTTGTTGTCATAGGCAAGAAATTTTTATCTACTACTAATCACCCTGCATACGATACCACGTTCTCCATCGGAGCGAGTACCTTCAAAAAGAGGAAGAAGAACCAGTTCCATAGCACGTACCAAATCCCATCCGTCAGCAACCAAGTCACCCACCATAAGAGTTTCACGGGTGGAAATGGAACTGCTTATCTCCTGTTTGTTATACATATTACGCAAACTGTTTGCAACCTTTGTAATAATTGTAGCGTCCGAAAGGGAAATTCCACAGCGTTTTACCAAAACCTTGTTTTCCTGTTCCGGTGGCATATATGATAATTCGATAGGGAAGAAACGTCCTACAAGTGCACGGTCCATACTCATTGTACCCGTATATTCCACACCAACATTGGCAGTTGCTACAAAACAACATTCCGGATGTACTTCTATTTCACGTAAATCCTCACCGCCGGCAATTTCCACGGGAAGTTTTCTACGGCTATCAAGACAAGGGAACAGAATATTATTAGTAGTAACAGGAGCACGGGATAATTCGTCCAAAAGCACTACACCCGGTTTGGCTATATCCCTTGTAAATTTAGCGTAGTCAAATACTGATACGCCTCCTTTCTGCAATCGGTGTACTCCTAGAAGTCCGGCTACTGGGTCATACATGGAACCCATATCATAGACAGAACAGGATATGCCAAGTTTCTTACAGGCAAGTAACACAAGTTCGGTCTTACCACCACCCGTAGCACCGATAAGCATCGTGTTCACCTGATTCTGAATATTACGCATAAGCAGATACCACACATCTGAATCTACATAGAAACCCTCTGAACCGATAGAGGGGATTTTAAATTCCGGATTTGTTTTCATCTTCCCCAATAAAGTTTTGGAGGAAGTCTTGGTGTCCTTTTTTTCATCTGAACTGCCAGAATCATAAGAAGAGATGGAAGTACCTATAAATATTTCATAGGCTCTAACCATTTCTTCGGTAGGCTTATGTTTCGGGTCCCAATAATCAGCATCAAGAATACCGATAGGAAAGATGTTTCCTGCCTGATAATACTTACTGGCAGGCTTGAGCATATCGGTCACAAAGGTTGTACCCGTGGGGTACGCATCCCTTAAAGACCTGTCGGCACTTACATTTACCGTGCTGTCGATTTTAGTACCATCTTCAAAAGTCTGACCGTTAAGTGCCTTACAACGTTGTCTACCCTCTTCTACGAGAGTTCTCAAAAAGTAATATTTTTCCATTTTGTGAGATTAAAAAAGTTTATGTGATTTTTCTAAGTTATAAATTATACTCTCTGCGGTGCTCAAATCCAGATTTTTTCGGAGTGTTCTTTTCCGGAATCCTGTACCATCAGTCATTTGTGAATATTCCACCACTTTAAACAACCCGTGTTGTTGTTTCTTATATTCAAAGCGGAATATACGGTATAAGTTTATTTTCGGCATAGTTAAATATACAAATTTTTATGGAAATAACAAAACCCCTAACTGTTATCCTTATACGCAAGTTCAATCAAAAATTGTAAGTCCTCATAAGTAAGAATAGCAAGGCTGTCACGGGATTTCTCAAAATCCACCACAAAGATAGGAATTTTTTTAGCCGAGCATTTCTTTTTCAGTTTAACCCACTCGGATAATTTAAGGCTATATGATTCATGGGCTGTGGTTTTTGCCTCAATTTCACAAAAATCAGTAATCACATCATTTTGCCCGAATGTGGCTCCTGAATTGATAGTCGTATAGCCACGGAGTTTTTTAGCTATACGACTTTCCTGTTTTTTGGAACGCTCCCGTGTAGTAGTGGAACCGTCCATAAGTTTGTTCAGATACCCGAATTTACTCTTTACCATTGTATAGAATATATCCGGTGAATCTTCATTACGCTATCCCTGTAACTGGTGGTAAGAGTTACAGAGTAACCAACACTTTTAAGTATCTCTACCAACTCGGACACATCCGTACAGAATCCTATCGTCAATGAACACTTGCCGCTTTCAGCAGCCATTTTTATTTTGGTAAATACCTCCCTGTAAGGAGTGGTGGCGATTTCCCTCGCCTGTTGTGCAGTAAGATACTGCTGTTTTTGTTTTTCAGTCATATTCCTAAAATAAGTTTTGTACACTAAAATAAGAAATTTTATCAGAACTTTCAAGCCACTTGGAATACTCTTTACGTGCATGAGTTTCCCAATTGGTTTTTCCCATACTAAACCCATAAAGAACTTCTTTGTTCCATGCGTGAATTACAGCTTGTTCCAAAGTATCATGTACACAGTCAGAACGGGTAAGAGGATGTCCATACCCATGGGTACTTGCCATAAACGAAGTAACACAACCCCATTTTCCATTTCTTTGAACCGCCTCAAAACAAAGACCAGTCTTGGGAACCTTCCATTGTAGGAACGTTACTGCTACATCAAAACAATTAAATACCGTTTCTTGGGGAAATAACATTTCTATTAATGTTGTAAGTACGCAAGCATCTATCATATTTCTGATTTAAATTTCTTGTTTATTTCCTTTTCTGCCGCCTTGGCTCCTTTCTTGAAACCCTCTACAAAGCTGCCAAAACAAATTCTGTTTATTTCCGGAGTACAGCTTCTCAAAAGTGGGCAAATCGAACATCTTTGGCTAAGTCCGGCTGACCTCTTGGCTATTTTCGTTACGTTTTTCATAGGCTTTACACTCTTCACAATGCAGTTTGTAAGCATGGGCAAACATTCCTAGAGTAACAGGTTCAAAGTTAAAATCCGCCTGTTTCCCTTCTATAACAACAGAAACACACAATTGTCCATCGCAAAAGTCAATATACGCTTCACCACCTCCATTTCCTTTAATGGAAAGTGTTTGTGTCTGTACGCTATTCATTATTCACCTCCTTTAATCTTTTAATTAGTGCATCAGCGCAATTAACCGCATATTTAGCGATTGCATCAGAATTACCCCCACAGTCATCTGCTACAACAGCCTTAATAATATCTTTCGCTAATTCGTACCTACGTTGTTCCCAATCAATTACTAAATTCCCAACATTCAAAAAATCAAGTTCGCATTCTCTGAAAACCATATTATCGCACACATATAGGTTATCTCCGCTATGTTGCGCGTTGATATTTACTTTGGGAGTTACATCTACCAAAACTCCTGTTGATTTTATTCTTGCTTTCATTGTTCCTCCTTTGTTTTAAAATGTTCAATCAGTTCGTCTACGGTAG